GTTCGAGTCTCTCCGCTCGCACCACAGATGATTTTTGCATTTGCCCACAATTGGCTGCAAATGCATATCCAGCAAGACTTTCAAGGCCATTTCTGGCCTGCGCCAAAATCACAATAAGCGACAATTATCGACAGTTATCTTGTACCATGTGACGCAGATTTGTCGCATGGATTGTCGCAGATGGCTACTTACGAAAAACGCAAAGCAGGGTGGCAGGCTAGGGTCCGCAAAGGCGGGATCAACAAGACTGCAACGTTCAGAACGAAAGCAGAAGCTCAGGCATGGGCAACTGCCATCGAAAACGACCTTTCGTCTGGCCGGGCTGGACTGGCTCCCAATAGAACATTTGGTGAGTTGCTGAAACGATACGCCGAGGAAGTATCGCCGTCAAAGCGCGGTGGGCGCTGGGAGCAACTGCGAATTGCTCTGTTCATTCGTGAGTACACATCACTCTGCGACACTAAGCTGTCAAACTTCAACACTGAAACTGTCGCAGCCTGGCGCGATGATCGCCTAAAAGATGTTTCAGAGTTATCTGTTATTCGCGAGTGGGCAATATTGCAAAATGCTTGCAGCGTGGCAGTAAAAGAATGGCGTTGGCTTTCTCATAACCCGATGCTTTCGGTTAAAAAGCCATCAGCCCCTGCAGCAAGAAATAGACGCCCAACTGATGATGAAACGGAGCGTTTATTGCTTGCCACAGGGTATGACTATAATTCTCCGCCAGATACCATGATGGCTCGCGTTGGAGCGGCATGGCTTTTTGCCATTGAAACTGGAATGCGCGCTGGAGAAATATGCAATATAACGCTTGAGCATGCGCATTTATCAGATCGGATTATTCATCTTCCCAAAACAAAGAATGGCCACGCTCGCGATGTTCCACTGTCTAAAGAGGCTTTGCGCATTTTCGAACAAGTTATGAAGGCAACAGAAGGGAGTGAATATGTCTTTGCAATTAAAGCAGCAACATTAGATGCCATGTTTAGAAAGGCAAAGGCAAGAGCTTTAATTGAAGATTTGCATTTCCACGATTCAAGACGTGAAGCTTTAACAAGGTTATCAAAGAAAGTGGACGTAATGACTCTTGCAAAAATCAGCGGGCATCGTGATTTGCGTATATTGCAAAACACTTACTATGCGCCAAAGATGAGCGAATACGTCCACTTGCTAGATTAAGCACGTTTTCGTTCCTGCCTACTATCAACCCACCGCATCACTTCCACGGCTTTCCATCGTGGATTTCTTTTTCCGCCAGTTGATATATCAATGCAGGCTGGGAAATCTGGTCTGCAAGCAATTCTCGTACTAAAGTGTTGCGCGTTGACAAGCAAATATTGCGAGCACGCTTCCGTGTCCCATATTTGCTTGTCAATTGGAATCGCCAGTTTTGGCTTAGATAATGCCTGTACCAGGGATTTAATCGATTCTGTCAATTCTTCATCCATCTTCTACCCTCCAAAACTAAGCCGCCTTGTCGGCGGCTGTGGTGTCTTCTTCATGGCCTTGGCATCGGCCCGTCTTATCTCGGTTATCGCATCCCTCGCATGGGATTACCTCCATACCCTGTGCCTTCATGATTGCGAGGCTGGCGCGGATCTGGTGCGCGCTGCCCTGAAACATGGATTCCAGCTCATGGTCACTGCTGCGTTCGGCGGCTGCGATTTCCATGTACACGTGCCATGTAGTCATCATCCCCTCCAAATGAATCAGGCCCCGTCTGGGGCCTGTGTGGTTGGTTGCTTCTGCGCCCGTCTTTCCTTCTCAACGATGTGCAGAGCGTCGGTAACTGCTATCCATGCGCTGGATGTGTTGCTGGCTATGTGCGAGGCTACGTTTCCGGTGTGCTTGTTTGCTTCTGTGTTCGCCCGGTTGATGTCAGCCTTGGCGGTCATCAGCAGCTTGGCCAGCTTCTTGAGTGTGTCAGCGTCCATGCTGGTCTCCGTCTGGGGCCTGTGTTTGCATCGCTGCGTCGATGGCGTCTGTGTTAGTCGGCATCCAAGACAGTTCGTCCCAATCCCATTTACACACTGCGAAATCGCCCTTTTCTGGGTCGCGCTGACAGAATCGCAACCGCTCCGCATCCCGGCGCAGCTCCTTGCAATACTCCACCAGCTCTCCCTGCATGCGCTTGCCGTCGTCGCCAAGGGCAAAGCGGATGTCAGCTACCAATTTGAGCGACATCCCGCTGTCGGCCAGCCCGCGCTGATAAGCATCCTTCTGCGCTTGCTGCGCCCGCTTGGTCAAGTCCTCGCGTAGTTGCTCAGTTTCCTTCTGAGCTTTAATCCTGGCTTCGCGTTCGGCGTCGATATAGTCAAGCAAGGCTTTGACGGTAGATGGACGGTAATACGCATTGCTGTTTAGCTGGCCACGAATTGTGTCGAGTTGCTGCTTATTCATCCCTCACCTCCGCGTGTTCGTAGTGGAAAGAATTGCATGGCCATCTAACGCAACTTAGAAGTCCCATAAAAACACAACGATTACAACTTCCGGAATTGTCATTTTTGATCGCCACCAGCGGCACGCCCTTAAACGCGCCATGCTTCGGCCTGATGATGACCGGCGATACCAATTTACGTGTGGTCATACACCCCCCTTGGCGAGCAGGGCGTTCCATCCCAGCCACGCACCTTGCGTAAGATCGTCTGCATATACATCGTCACCTTCTGAATCAATTATCCTATCCAGATTAAACAGATCGAATCGACGCTCAAATCCTTTTCTGACAGTGCAATTGCACGCGCAAGGTGTTTCTGAGTTATGCATTCCGCAATCGCTATCGTGGCCGCAGCTGCATCCCTCCCGCGCCTCAGCTGCGGCGATGGCTGATTTAAAATCCGCAAGGCGTGAAGGTCCTGCATGGGCGTCCATTACAGGTTCTGCCAATTTAAGCGCCCCCAGCAGCTGGGCGATCAGTTGTTGGTCAGTCATGGCGGGTTTCCTTTCAGTAATCCATCTGCATCATCAGACGACGGTAGCGGGCCTTCTTGCGCGGGGAATAGCTGCGGCGAAGATTCAACAGCTTGCGGGCAAACCGTTGGGCTGGCTTATTGCGCCAGTCGAGCAAGGCGCATCCTAGATCGCAGCAAGTAACGGCAACCGGAACCATGCCTACGCCAACATCCACGTACTCATATGGGTCGCGATGACAAAACGGGCATACGTCTCGCATCACTCCCCTCCCTTCGGCTGCGGGGCGGCGGCACCAAACAGTTCCATAAAGAACTTGTGCGCGAATGGCGCATTTTCTTGCAATCTCGCATCAGGCCAATTGCCGACCAGCAATTTGCAAATTTCGTTGTATGCCTGCCCAGCCATATAGCCAGAAACAACTGTCATTTTTCGGTCTTGCGCGCTAAAGCACTCGGGGTCAATCGTGGCGCACCACCCATCCGGCACCTGCGCGGGCTGTTGCGTAGGCTGCGGGGCGGCGGCGAGTGCAGAAACTCCACCAAGCAGTTGAATCAATTCATCCCGCGTCATGGTGAAATTTGATTTCATCGGCGCAAACAATAGCTCATGGCGCAGCTTTGCAATCCATTCAGCATCCTGCACCTGCGCGGGCGGGGCGGTGTACTTCCCGTCTGCAACTGCCGCTTTAACTATAGCGAGGCGCGTCATTTGCCTTGCCTGCGCTGAATTATCGCCAGACCATGTGCGCAGCTCCGGCTTCCCATTGGGTGAATGGATACAATCGTAAGCGCCAATTTCAATGGCAAGGCGGATTGCGGCATCATCGTTATCAAGCGGGTGCGCCACCGCCTCACCGGCCACTGGTGCAAGCTGCGCGGGCGGGGCGGTGCGCAGCAGACTGATGGCCTTCGCAATCACTGCCTTGTTGCCAATTGGCACGCCTGACCAGTCACAATCCTCCAGTGCAGCCGCACACGCCACCGCCTCACCGGCAGGCTGGGCGGGCTGCCTGAAACGCAGATCAATCTCGCGCTGCACGCGCTTGTGGTATTCGTATATCGCCATGCGCACGGCGTGCGTGTACTCGGCAAACACCTCCTCCTGCGCGTTCAATTCCATTGCGGCGGTCGCAGTTTTGCGATCATCGTACCGATTGCGGGCAATCTTGATACTGATGCAGGCATTGAGCAGCTGCCATGCACATTTTGCCAGGTGATCTGCGCGGGTACGGATGGTGTCGATTGCGTAGACCTTGGCACCAGCAGGTTCCGATGCGTCAGCAGGCTGCTCGGATACAATCGCATGCAGGCCATCAATGCTTGGCTTGCCGGGCAAATCCAAAGCCCAAGAATATCCGTCTTGGATATTGGCAGGCTGGGCGCGGGCGGCTTGCACAGCGTCAAGCGCAGCATCCCATCCGGCAGCGTATTCGACGGGAACGGCATGCCCTTTTACCGCGTGAATTCCTTTCACTTTCACCGAGTACATTTTGCAATCCTTCGAGTCATGCCCCACTGCTCCGCAGAGGCAGCATTGTTCGTTGCTCATCTCACTCTCCCAAAAAGTTGAGGCCCATCGTGTGGGCCTCGGTGTAGTCTGGTAGGGGGTCTATGTAGTAGAGGTGGGTCATGATGCAGACATCTTCTTCGCCAGCTTGTGACGGGCAACCATAATGTCCCACTCCTCATTTTCAATACGGCGGCATCCTTCAAACTCGGGGATAAACGACTTGGCAGGTTCTTTCACCTGGTATCCATCAGCTTCATGGCTGGATACTGCGCTTGGAATATCAGGTATCCACATTGCGTAAGGTCCGTTTTCGGAAAGGTAGAGAAAACCGCATTCCCGAAGCGGATTGCCTATTGATGACCAGCCACCAAATCCGCCGGCATTGGTGTAGCTGATTGATGTCGGCACCCCAAGTTCTTCGCCAATTACCGTCACCGGGTCTTTGCATGCAGGCGCTTCGGCAAATCGCTTTTCCCATTCGCTGCGCTTTTTCGGGTAGCTCATGCCTTTTCGGTCAGGTGCTTTGAAATCAGGGTGCCGCTGCCCCGAAAAGGCCACGGCCAAGAGACGGCCATCAATTACATCAGTCACGCCCTCTGAAATGCCAAGTTCATCAGCCATCGCTTTTCTGGCAGCAACGACAACCTTTTTTTGCGCAATGTGCGCCTTGATCAGTTCAAGCGCTTTGCCGCCTTCAATCAGAAAAATCAGGGATTTCACGCTGCCACCTCCACAAATGCGCCACTGCTTAGCCCGTCGTACATGGGCGTCCACTCCACCCACATCTCGCCGCGTTGGTTAGTCACCCACGGATACAGAGTGCCGTGGCGTACTACGTTGTCTGATAGCTGCATGGCTACCTGTTTGGTTTCGTAGTTCATGCAAGACTCCCGACAAGGCCGTACTCTTTCTTGATGCCGATGCAGGTCGCTACCTCGGCACGCAAGTCCTTGGTTGTCGTTCTGTAAATGGCCTTGTGTTTTTCGATCTCGGCGCGCATGCCGTTAATCAGGTCTGGCGTGAGCAATTGGGCATTGGCAAGGTGCGAGGCCACTTTGCTATGGAAGTAGGTATGCGGCGGCTGCATCTTACGGCGGCACATTTCACCCATGAATGCGATCCAGTCCAGCAAGGCCGGTACCAGCTTGCAGTCGCGCTGGGCGAATAGGTCGTAGTAGGTGACATGCTCAACACCGTCAATCACATCTACCGTCAGGCTGCCGGAGTCGATTTGGGTCATCAGGTTGTCAATCGTGGCAAACCGCGCAGCCTGGTATGCAAGCTGGCACTCTGGCATACCCCACTTTTTCCGTTTGCAGTGCTTCTTCATGGCTTCACCTTCTCATACGTGTGTCCATGTGCTTGGTCACGCTTTTTTATACGGCACAGGCCGTATTCCGATGCCGACCTGATGATGTAGTTGGCCGCAGACCTGCAGATGTGCGCGGTGCGCTGGATGTCGCTGGATGTGAACACGTCGGGCACCAGATCAAGGCGCGCAGTGACCAGTTCAAGTCGACTGAGCGGGAAGTCACCGCTCTTTGCCGCTTCTTTCACCGGGACGTACACGTCTTCCATCTTGATCATGCCCAGCAGTACATGCAGGGGCGTGGACTGCAGGCGTGGCATTTCGCTGGCTGATATCGTTCTACGTTGCATATCAACTCCAAATAGGTGAGACACGACCACCCGGTAGAGTGGGACGTTCGGCGGTGCCAGAGTAGGCGGGTGCTCGGGCGAGCGGAGGAGGCGGGATGGTCGTGTCTAGGGGGAAGGGTTACTTGCGCGACTTCCTGCGCTGGGTTTGTTTGGCTTTCCGTACTGCCTTGGCTTTGGCTCGTCGCTGTGCGACTCCAGACTGCGGGCGGGACTGTTGATTGCCTGCCCAGCTGATCCCGCTGTATCCATGTCCGTATGGCGCAAATGCAGGGAAGCAATTGTCGGCTTTCCCTGCAATGGCAAGTGCTGCCGCCAATGCAAGACTACTTTTCATCTTGCTTTCCTCGTAAAAAGGCCCGCTTAGTGCGGGCCTTGGCGTGGATGCTAAACCAGCTCCACTTACGTGCGTTGCGGGTGGGGGTGCGTCTACGCATCAGCTTCGTCGTCCTCGGGTTTGCTTTGCCAAGGCCGAACAGGGTGAAGCGGGCAGTGCGTTACTGAGCAGTCCCGGATTTCTTGGCGCGGGTTTGCATCGTGGCCAGCGCCTACGCACTCCCAGCACTTGGCGCGAATGGCGAGTGCTTTAGACTGCGGGTTGGTGCGGGCCTTTTCGATTGGGTCTAGCCTGACGATTTGCACGCCAGACTCACGCAACGCCCGCGCTTTCTCCCTTGCAAGGTCAAGCGGGGATGGGGTCATGCTCATCTCCTCACATCACCAGTACGCTGAAGCGCGATTGCAGGCCAAGCGGGGCTGCGGCTTTACGCCGAAGTTCGTTTGCCATTTTGTGTGTTTCCTTATGGTGCTTGTCGCATAGCCAGGTAACAGCTAGCGGGGCTGAGTAGTCGGGGTGGTGCGCTTCGCTATTAGCAGCTCCACATACCCAGCAGGGGAGTTTTTCTAGCTTTCCATCGCGCAGTGCGTTTCCGACGGCCGTTCTTGCCGTAAACATGTCAGGCAGCCTCTCGCGATATTTCCGTACCGCCTTTGCGTGAGACTGCTTGAACGCATCAGTCTTTGAATAGGCTTCCCTTGCGGCCACTCTATCCGGACGGCTTGCTCGCTGGCGGTCAAACTCTCGGTAATGCTCAATGTTTCTAGCCCGTGCTGCTCGAACCATCGCTTTCCTGCATTCCTTGCATGAGTTGTCGTTAGCATAAAAAAGGGCGAGGGGTTTGGCCTCGCCGCATTTCTTGCACGACTTAAGATCGTGCTGCATTTCCGCTCCTTCCTAGAAGGGGATATCTGAATCCATGTCATCCAGCTTCGGTGCCGGTTTGGCTTCCATGCGACGCGGCGCGGCCGGTGCGGCGGCCGGGCGGGACTGGGCAGCCGGTTCGCCGTAGGCGTAGTTGTCGTCCATGGACGAGCCGCCTTCACGCTTGCCGCCTTGTAGGCTCAGTTCGTTCACGCGCACATCCGGCGACAGTTGTTTCTGGCCTTCCTTGTTCTGCCATTCGCGCAGGGTAAGCTGGCCGTACACGGTGACTTGCTGGCCCTTCTTGAGGTGCGTCTGGAGCGACTCGCCGCGCTTGCCCCATAGCTGAACTTGGAACCAGTTGGTGGTCTTGCGCTCGCCAAAGCCGATGTCGCTGGCCACGCGGAAGCTCAGCACCGGTTCGCCGCTCGGGGTGTAGCGAAGCTCGGCGTCTGCGGCCAGTCGTCCGTCAAAAGTGATGCTGTTCATGGTGTCTCTCAGTAGTTGATGGTTATGTGGCGAACTAGGCCGCGGGCAATAGCGGCAATGATCCCTTTAGCCAGATCCTCGGGTATGCCCAGCTTCTGTATGTCGGCCAACGCTTCTCGGTTGATTGCGGCTCGGTGTTCTTTATCGGCTTCGCGGCGGCGCTGCTCGGCCTCTGCGGCAAGTCGCTCATTCTCTTGACGCTGACGTTCGGCTGCTGCTGCGCGCTCTGCGGCGAGTCTGGCATCTTCCTCGGCCTTGATTGCTGCCTGACGGGCGCGCTCCTCAGCTTCTTCCTTCTCGCGGATGGCGCGGGCTTCGGCGTCACGTGCGCGCTGTTCTGCGGCAAGGCGTTCCTGCTCGGCACGTTCTGCTGCAAGTCGGGCGTCAATCTCGCGCTGTGCGGCGGCCTTGCGTTCCGCTTCTGCGCGCTGTTCCGCTTCGATACGGGCCTGTTCGGCTGCTTGCCGGGCAATCTCCGCCTCGCGCTCCTGCTGGGCGCGGATGGCTGTTTGACGCTGTTCTTCGCGTTCACGCTCCCATTCGCGGTCCATCAGCAAGGCCAGTTCGTGGTCAGCTTCTATCTTTGCGGCCAGCGCAGCAGCTTCCTCAGCTGCCTTGCGCTCAGCTTCAAGCCGGGCTTGCTCTTCCTCCCATTCGGTCAGCGGCTGGCGAACTTCATCTTTGAGGGAATCAAGGAAATCGCGCATGTAGCGGCGGGACTCGTCGATTTGCTTCGGCAAATCTTTCAACTCGGCAACGCGCTCCTTCGCCAAGTCGTCCATGTAGGTCTTGGCTTTGGCGACGTTGTAGGCCACGCTGGCAATGTTCTTGCGACCGGTTGCAGTAGACAGGTCAGGAACAATGCTTAAAGCCTTGGCGCGGATTTGCTCAAGGATGCCGTCCAGTGTGGGGCGATGTAGAAAAACCTCCTGAACGGAGGCCTTTTCGATTACTACCAGGTCTTTAATGTCTTCGGCTGCCATCATGCCACCTTCCGTTGCTCAATGTTTTCCATGGCCCACGCGTTCCAGTCTTTATCGGCCTCGATTGCCGCCACCGTCGCGCCCTTCCAGCCTGCCTTTTCAGCCATGGTGATCAACCATTGCTCAGTCGCGCCGCAATCGTGCAGGGCCTTTTTCAGCGGTGATTGCTTGGTATCGCGGCGGCTGTCGTTGGCTGGCTTGCTGCCGCCAATGCTTGCCGCGTTGCCGTCGTCGTCATCCTGATACAGGCCGCAGATGGCCGCTAGAGAGTATCGGCGCGCATAGGTCATTGCGGAGCCATATCCTTGCGGGTCGGCTTTGGGCAGCGGAACAGTAGCGTTGTCCTCAATCCACTCACCAGACTCATGCAACAGGCGCGTGGTAAGGACGAGCAGCTTTTCATTGCTGGACTCGCCGGGGGTCTGGATGAACACAATCCCGGCATCGTTCAGCGCAGCCTTGACCGCGTCGATTACTGCCGGAAGGTCTGCATACTTGTTTTTCAAGTGCGGGTTCTGTGCGGTCTTGGCCGCAAAGGTGATGGCCTGCTGCGCCTTCAACAGGGCTGGCGCAATCTTGGTAATAGATTCGCTGGTTCTCATATCCTGCTCCTAAAACGGCAACGCCAGCTTGTCGGCTGGCGTCTTGGTTGGTGTCACCCTGTCGATCAGGGCGCGCTGTAGTCGTGTGGCTGGCATGTCGCCGCAGGTTATCGGCCCCCAGCGTTCGCACAGCTCGCGCCAAGCGCGGCGCAGGTCGTCTCGGTTCATGCTGCATCCTCCTTCTCTGCACCAAGGCGGCCAGTACCCCACCAGTTTCCGCCGCGACTATCTCCGCGACGCTTGGCGTAATTGGCTCGCTCCACCCTTACGCGGGCTTGCTCTTGCTGTATCCGGTTGGCCAGCATCGTGACAAGGCGCTGGCCCAGCTTGTCAGCCTCCTCGTCAGTAAAGTCCTTCAAGCTAATCCATGGCTCGGACTGGCTGCCCATGGCGTTATTCAGTTCGGCAAAAACGCGGCGCTCATTTGCAGTAGCGTGCATGCGCAGGGTGATGTACGGGCGCGGCTGGATGCCGTCGAATGCCGCGTTCACCCTGGCGATGAAATCGAACATCTGGGTGTCGGTTATCACGATGCATTCTCCTTGCTGGAACGTGCAGCTGCGCCCTGCTCCACCAGCTGACGCCAGACGCGCTTACCGGTTACAGCATCACCGGCCAACAGCAGGTCGAGGCAGTGAGCAAGCGTCCCGTTGACGAACGGGTCGTCGCTTACCTCGTTCAGCACCTCCAGCGTCGTGGCGGTCTCGATAAAGTGTTGGGCGTGGCTCATGGAATCATCTCCAGCAGCTGCACCAGGGCGATGCAGACAAAGAACAAGGTCACGATCAGCAGCCCGTATATCCAGTTGATCAGCCTACGCATATCACCTCCACACGGCGTTGCCGATAAGAATTGCTGTCACAAACAGTGACAGGATCAGGTTGCGACGGCGGATTACTGCCGGTTCGCGGAAGGCGCTGTAACAGCCGCCAGCGCGGGACAATTGCGGATAGGTCATAGCACCTCCATGGAATAAAAAAAGCCCACCGGGTGGCGGGCAAAGGGTCTGCTGAGGAGAGACACGCAGAAAGTTGGTGAAAAAGATGGCCGCCGAAGCGGCCCAAGGCTCGGTCCTCACCAATACGGCGGGTGGCTGGTCCCCGGCTATCCAGCGTTGTCACATTGGGAATCACCCTGCGTATTGGTGCTGGCCTTTAAAGACGCCAGCGCGGTCTGATCAGCAGTTAAGTCGCCGCTCGCCTTGGTGCTCAGCCGTTGCAGATCTCGTATGCTGCACTTTCTGGAGTGCAGCCATCTGCAAACATATCCCAAGCAATTCCGCGCAATTCGTCCATTTCAAGCGCACGGCCAAGCAAGGAATCAACCTGCTTTAGCCAGGTGTGAAATGCTTTTTCTTTTGCATCTGGATTGGACATACCCACCTCCTCGTTAAACACATCAACCAGCTGCGACTGGCTCATGTGATGGCCCTGTTGCCAAGGCCAAACAGCTCGCGTCACTCATAGCGAGCACCCCGTTAGTTGGCATACGGTTTTCTCGGCAATACATCTGCCAGATACCGCTCAGTATTCGCCGTGAGCTGCGTCCTCATTCACCAGAGAGGCAATCCGGGCTTGCTCTATTTGCCGAGCAAATGGCGGTAATCACGGTTACAGCGTCCGTGGCCGGTTGGGCTTACTGCTCCCGGCTGATTGCAATTCAATGTCGCGTCGTGTGAAAGGCTGCTGATGCGTTACCCGGTCGCCAACCGGTCAGTACCCCATGCGCCGCAGCGCCATCCTTGGCTGGGTCACTCGCCTCGCCAACTCCACCAGTTCAACTGCCTGGCCGTGGTCGCCAGTGCTGCAAAATCCTCCGCAACTAACTTGCGGCTGTACTTACTGTGTTATCCAGTCAGCTAACAACGTTCCGAGCAAAGGGAGAGCTTCATTCCTTTCAATGAGGGAGGTTTGTCACTCTGTAATTCCGGTTACGCCATCCAGTAGAAGTACCTGTCTGACTGGTGCTCTAGTTTTTCGAGTTGGTCGCTTTGCAGCTCCCTCGCGCACCGTAAGTCGTGCGTTTTGTAATCTGTTAATGAGCGGTGACGCTGTGTTGCTGTGTCGCGTCGTGTTGGAGTAAATATAGCCAAAGCTATTTTCATCGTCAACACTAAAGTTGTATTTGTCTGTAAAAAAGTTGTTTTCATGGTCTCTTGGTAAAACCTAAGTGATGCGCAAGGGCAACAAAAAAGCCGCATAAGCGGCTTGGTTGGTGCATTGCTACTGCCTATCCTTAGATGCAGATTGCAGAGCAAGGATGTCTTGCTTGAGCCTGGTGAACATCGAGCCGACTCTGTTTTCAAATAAAGCTACATTCCGCAGCAGTATTTCCAAGTCAGAGAGAGTGGATGGATCGGAGTGGATGGTGCCGGCCTTGCTGGCCCCGGAAATTTCTTCTGCCATTTCTATCCCTTAGTCATTTATGTTGTTCGGATAGATTAGGTCCGCAACGCATGCCGGGCATCAGTAATCGCACGTAATGGTGCGTGGCACAAAGTGTCACGTTAAAGCGTGTCAGGATTGATATGGTCAAACTCCTGGGCGATTTTGAGCAGGATGCAAAGCTGCTTATCAGTTAGTCGCTGGGAGATGACGCCAAGCTCACTGATGGCCTGGGTGCGAATGCGCGCTTGCCCTTCGTTTGAAAGGTGGCCAATCGGCACGACAAGGAAGGATGCAATTTCTTGCAAGTGCTTGTCGTTCGGCAAGATTGTGCCGTTGATCCACCTATGTGCAGTCTGGCGGCTAACGCCGCAGTAGTCGGCCAGGTCTTTGGCTGACTTACCCCTACTGGCAAGCAGGGTTTGCAGGTTGGTGGCAAATTCGTTCACAGCAGTTTCTCTAAGTAATTTCACTTAAAGAATGTATGGACGAACGTTAAAATTTTGGCAAGTTTACGTTACAAAAAGAATGCAATTTACCCGGTTCGATGTTGAAAATACGTATTGACATGACGATTGGGTTTTGTGCGGCGCAGAACGGATGAAAGACAAAAGCCCGCACGATGCGGGCTTCTGCTGGCCGTTGGTTTCTATCCGAAGGGAGGATGCGGCCGGGGTCTAGTGTGTTCTTGTTGCTTGAACAACGCAAGAAAAGCAAAACCCCGCCGGGGCGGGGTGTAGTCGCTACGCTGGATTGCAATCTCACTGGCGTAGAGGCCTATTACTAGGACTTTGATTCCGATGCTGTACAGCAGAGCGGGACAAGTCAAGTTTAGGCTACACCAACCACTCCGTCAATTCCGACATGCCCATGCCGTGAAGAATTGCGGCTTTAACTCCTCTCATCTGCCCTGCGTTTAACTGGCGAATGTCGTATATCCTTTTCCCGTTTGCATCTTTTCCAATGAATGGAAAATTTAGTCTGCTGGTGGCTACGGTATACAGCATGTCGCACTTTACCCAGTGCTCGCCTGAGTCGTAGGGGTGAGGCAATGGGTCATCCATACGCAATAAGTAATGATAAGGCATGATCCGGCGCGGTTCTGTTGTGCTGCATGGTACAATCAGGCAAAGGTTGTCTCTCTGTCGAAGCCTAGGGGACACCACGATTGCCGGTCTTCTTTTTACCATCTCGGGCGCTTTTAGAAAATCAAAGTCACAAATGACAATTGTCCCAGTGCCAGGATACTCATTCATTATTGTCTCGATTCGTTTGTATCAAAATCACCCTTGACCCCGGCAGCGCAGGCCGCTGTGCCGCATGAAGTCCGGATCGGTGAGCAATGACCCAGCAAACCCGCTCTTGGCTACGATGCGCGAGCCGTAGCGCTCAAACAGTGCCTGTGGCTCAGTGTCAAACCCTTCCTCCGCGGGCTTGAACTTCATGAAGTACTGCAGATACACATACGGGTGATTTGTATTGGAATCGGCCACCTGGGCAGCCGTGGCCGAATCGTGCCAACCAGTGCTGCAGTGAGTGATCAGGTCGTACAGTGTTGACCCATCAGCAAGGCGGATCGATTTAGAGAAGAACACTGCAGTCTTGAAGTCATCGACAAATCCCTTCCTCTCTTCCGCACTTGAATCTTCCATTCCAGGTATCGGCGGCATTCGTACGCGCTTTACATCAGGATCGCTTTTCACCATCCGATAGAACGCTGCGGCGGCATCACTATTGAAGTCCACTGGCGGGCTGACAAAGGTGCGCTCTTGTTTCGTCATTGGCACTTCGATTGCTGGCCTTGTATCTGCATTCGCTACACGGTCAGCGTCACTTAGCGGCTCGCTTGCTTGTGGCTCTACTGGGTCTGCACTGCTTGCGGTGGGCTGTTCAGTTGCCTTAGCGCCTGGATCTTCTTGCTTTCCGCCGCACCCGGCCAGCATCGCTGCCGATACCAAAAATGCAAATGCTTTCATGTTAATTAACTTCATCGTCATATCAATCACTTGAAACAACAAGACCCGCCGAAGCGGGCCACTAACTTATTAAACGGCTGCGCCGGCCAGCGCGACGACGCGGCCTATAATTTGCAGCTTGTCCATGTACTCTGGCGGCACGTGCTTGTCAGGGTGTCGACTCTTATCCGGGTTGTCACTGACTATGCGCACTGCTCCTGATAGCTCCTTGAACAAGCGCTTGATGAATACTTCACCGTCGATGCTAATGGCGTACACCTTGCCGTCAACAATAGTGTTCCGTTGACAGTAGTCAACAACCACGCTGTCGCCATCAAGATAGCGAGGTTCCATGCTGTCACCGTCGATCACCATAGTAGCGGCACAATTCGGATCTACTCCGACTCGTTCAGCCCACTTGCGTGTGAATGCCTGGCGCTGGCCCTTCTCGTCGATGTGCCAAATCTGATTGCCTGGGCCGGCAGAAAGCTTTATCTCAAGCGCAGGAATGAACACGTACTGATCTGCGTCTAGTTCATCCTCTCTATCCCACAGCGCAATAGGACGCAAACTGGCTTGGTAGCTGATGGCATCGCCATCGCCAAGTTTGAGGAATGCCGGGCTTACATCCAAGGCTTTGGCAAGCTCTACCACCTGGGCGGTATCGCCGCCTTTTTCAATTTTCACAATTGCGTTCTGTGAGATGCCGGAAAGTTCGGCCAACTGCAACTGAGTAAGGCCGCGGCTCAGGCGCAGGGCGCGCACCTTTTCTCCAAAACTCAAATCTTTCAAATCATCCATTTGGCAGTTCCTGTTGCTTTTTGGCAAAGGTATAGCCGTAGCTATGGCAAGTAAAATCAATTAAGTTGTTGAGATGAAAAACCATAGCTATAATCAGGCGATGGAACCAATAGACAAAGCTATTAGTCTTGCGGGCAATCCGACCAGACTTGCGAAGTTGGTAGGTCTTTCCCAACCGACAGTCAGGGCCTGGAAGCTTCGCGAGAAACGTATCGAGGCAGACAACGTGCTGAAGGTTAGTGCTGCTCTCGGTTATCAGGTAACGCCTCATGAGCTGAGGCCAGATATTTACCCTTTTGAGACTGATGCAATTCCACATGAATTTCGTGAGGTTTTAAAAGAAGGGAAGTAAGGATTTTGTTTAGAAAGTCCCCGGCGGGCGAGGCCGGGAGACTTGAGGGACATGAGCTAGGCGTTGCTCACAACTTAATGATATGGCCCTGATTTGTAAGGGTCAACGATATCGGCCCTTTGTCGGCCGACAGTCAGCCGAAAGGATTATGCAAATGGCAAAAAACATTGAGGTGAAGGTTTACCTGACGCCTGAACAGTACGTCGTAGTGAAAGAGGCGGCAGAGATGCAGGACCGGTCTGTGTCTGCATTCCTGCGCGTAGCTGGCTCTGACCTGGCTTCAGAAGTGCTCCAGCAGCACGCCGACAAGGAGTAGGGCGCAGCCTGCGGCCATAACTGGCAGGCAAGAAAAAAGCCCCGGTCAACGTCCTGGCAGGGACTCGCGGGGCTTATTCACAAGATTCGGAGATGATTATGGAACAGAAAGTCCGCTTGATCAACAAGATTATTGACCTGTGTTCGGTTGCAAATCTTCCGACTGCAGATCATCGCTACAACTCCGCAAAACGCATTCTGTGCGAGATGCAACGCGCTCATGCCTACCCGGCAGACGTAAATGCGTATGAGCAAGCTATCCGCGCATTTGATGAAGCCTTCTTCGGCAAGGAGGCTGCATGAGTCACCTGTGTGTAGTTCCAGCCCGTACCCTTGGCGACTCCCGCATGACCAGCATGACGCATTTGCGCGTACTGATGGCTGTTGGCAAGCACACCGACAAGAACGGCTGGACGTTTGCATCCCTTCGCCTGATCGGTACCCTGGCTGGCGCCAGCGACAAGCCTTTGTCCCGTTCCCGCACGTCCGAAGTAATCAGCGATCTGGTGGAGTGGGGATACCTGGAAAAGCGCACTCAGAACCGTCGCGACGGTAGTTCAACGACCAATCTTTACCGTGTCGTTTACGACTCCGGCGAACCTGAAGACCTGTTCGACGCTACCGAACCCCCGTTCGGCTCTGACGAACCCCCGTTCGATTCCCATGGCGCCGAACCCCCGTTCGACGCTATAGAGCCGAACCCATATAACGATCCATCTAACGTTCCATCTAAATTAGATTCTCAGGACGACTCTGCGAGTCCGTCCAGCTCGCGCAAATCGACAACCATGAAGACATGGCTTGCTGATGTGCGATCTGCAGGTGAGCAAGCGATCCCTGAAGACGATCCCATCTTTGACGATTGCGAAAAGACCGGCCTGCCGATTGAGTATGTCCACCTGTGCTGGGCTGAATTTAAAGACCGTCACGTAAATGGCGACCGCAAGTCGAAGCGGTACAAAGACTGGCGCGCTGCCTTCCGCAACGCTGTTCGTGATGGCTGGTACAAGCTGTGGGGTCTTAACTCCGGCACAGGTGAGTATTTCCTGACGACGGTAGGCCGCATGACTGCCATGCGCCACGGCGTGGAGGTGGCGCAATGATCAAGCTGCACTCTACCGACAGCGAGCAATCTGTCCTTGGCGGTCTGATGATTGACCCGGCCAAGTTTGACGATGTTTCCGAACTGCTAACTGCTGCAGACTTTTACGACCCGTCGCACCGTGTGATCTTTGGCGCCATTGAGTCCCTTGCCGCCGCGAAAGAGAAGATCGACTTTGTCACCGTTTACGACATGCTGGAGCGGCGCCGCGAACATGACCTGATCGGCGGACTGAGCTACTTGGCCGACATGGCGCAGAACACCCCCAGCGCCGCCAACATCATGCGCTACGCCAGGATTGTTGCAGACCGCGCAGTGCGGCGCCGACTGATCAGTGCAGGGGAGCAGCTGGTCAACGAAGCGACTGAGGCTGAAGACGTTGACGACCTGATTGACTCTACCTTGAAAGCCATCGAGCAGATCCAGCCGGAGTGTGGCGAGGACGATCTTTCGACTGGCGCCGATCTGTGCAAAGAGGCCTTGGCCTTTGTGACTGATCGGTTTGAAAACAAGGGCAGCATTGGTGGCATTCCTACCGGATTCACTGATGTGGACAAGCGCCTGCTTGGCCTGAAGCCTGGCGACTTGATTATTGTTGCCGGGCGCCCTGCCATGGGGAAGACCGTCTACGCCCTGAACGTGGCGGAGTACGTTGCAGAGCATCGCGGCCCTGTGCTGTTCATTTCCCTGGAGATGAGCAAGCTGCAGCTTGGCCTTCGCCAACAGGCCAACTACGGCAGCATCCCGCTGAATGTCCTGCAGTCCGGCGAGCTGACTGGCGAGGATTTCGACTATCGCTTGCCGCTGGCTGTGAAGAAGGCCACCGAGTCGCGCATTTTCTGCGACTTCCGTTCGGCACTATCCCCGGCGCAGGTAAAGGCAAAAGCCAAGGCAATCCAGCGCAAGCACGGCATCTCCATGATTGTCATCGACTACCTGCAAAAGATGACAGCCCGTGGCGCCGAGAATCGAACCAACGAAATCCGCCTGATAGCTTCTGGCCTAAAAAACATGGCCAAGGATCTGCAGGTTCCGGTTCTGGCCCTGTCTCAACTGTCCCGCAAGGTGGAGGAGCGTCCTAACAAGCGCCCGATGATGTCTGACCTGCGAGAGTCTGGCGACATTGAGCAAGAAGCCGACATCATCCAGTTTCTCTACCGCGAGGAGTATTACGACTCCAGCAGCCCATTCAAAGGCGTGGTTGAGGTCATTACCGGCAAGCAACGCATGGGCGAGCCAGGCACTGACTACCTGACATTTCAAGGCCAGTACAGCCGCATGCGTGATGCAGACATGGGTGAAATCCACCGCATGCACTCCATGGCTGAAGAAAGGCCGGCCAAACAGCGCAAAGGAGGTATCGCTGCATGATCGTCTGCTATCGCCAAGGGAGAAATCTGCGCGTAATTGACGTTGATACCAACAGCCATATCGAAGCCATTTCCGCTGTTAGTGAATACGCAAATGCCAAGCATCCCCGCTCAATAAAATCGCCGTTTCTTGCCGTGATTAAGGGGAAAAATCAAAAGCGCAAAAAACCTGCGCCTGATTGGGAAAGGGGCTGAGATGACCAACACCTACGCAATCCCTAATTCCGCCAGTCTCCGCACCGAAATGCTCAAAGTATGGGAAGCCGTCAAGGCCCTGGTCGATGGTGAGCAAGAAGCGGTGCAAGTGGTCATCAAAAAGATGAGCAAGCGCAGCGCCGAGGCCAATGCGCTGATGTGGGTACGCTTGCACGAGCTGTCCGAGCAGACCGACTGGCACGGCATCAAGCTGTCGCCGGATGAGTGGAAGGATCTGCTGTCTGCAGGCCTGGTGAAATCCAAGGTCGTACCGAACATCGAGGGCAACGGCTTTGTGATCCTGGGCCAGCGCACGAGCAAGTTCACCGTGAAGCAGATGAACGAGCTGATTGAGCTGATCCACGCCTTTGGTACTGAGCGTGGCGTCCGTTTCAGCGCAGACCAGCGCATGTTGGGAGGGAAGGCGGCATGAAAGACCTATTCGCCATTGTGATTGGCATCTTGCCCTGCCTCAGCTGCCTGGCGGCTTCCATCTACCTGGCTGTGAAGGAGAAGAAGGGCTGGGGCTGGTTCCTGTTCTTGGCTCTGTTGTTCGTGCCATCGATTCACATTGCGTAAGGGGGCGAAATGGAAAGCAAAACCACCCGCAGCCCCAAGACGGTGCCGCTGCCTGGCTCTACTGCCGGGACTGGCAAGCGCACATCCAGCCGCATCGAATCGTCGGCCATCCGCGACAGCGCCAAGGGCGAGGCCTGCACCTTCCAGATCGTCGGCGTGTGCAATGGCCGCACCGATACGACCGTGCTGTGCCATTTGCCTGACGAGTCACACGGCATCAGCCGCAAGGCCGATGACCTGAGTGCCGCATATGGGTGTGCAGCGTGTCATGACGTGATTGATGGCCGTGCGCCTCATGCGTGGCAGCCGGGGGAGAAGGACTTTTATATGCGTAGGGCGATGGTCCGCACCTTGCGCATTCTGATCAACAAGGGACTGGTAAAGGTGGCGGCGTGAAGCACGGCATATGGATAGGCCGCATCCCCGATGGCCAGAGAATCGCGTGGGCACTTATGCCATTCATCGGGCGACATGGTCTTGCACACCACTGGAAACGACTTGACGACGGCAGCACGCGCTCTGCTTGCGGCCTGATTGCCAGAGAAAACCATGCAGTCGGGCTGATTCAGGCTGAAGGCGCGGACCGCTGCAAGCGTTGTGAAAAGAAGGAGTGGAAATGATCGCAGGAATGACTTGGAAGCAAACCTTGGCCTATCTGGCTGTATCCATTCCGGCAGGCATGATTTTGGACTGGTCCGTGCCGCAGCCACAGCCATTTGAGCTGACTCACTTTCTGGCAACGACCGTTGCTGTGGCGCTGATGCAGGCTGCCGGGGCCATCTTCTACTCGAAAGGATGGAAATGAACACGGCAATCGTGGTCTGCGCATTTGTTGGGGCGGTCGTCCTTGTTTTCTTGATGCTGATGTTCCTTTGGATGCTTGTGATATGGCCTCTTGCCTACGCGATCAGCATGAATGCTTTCCTCGTTGTCTGCGTAATCAAAAAAGGCACATGGAGGAAAGCAAAGTGGCATCTGCTTCCGCGGGACGTGTGGCGCGACTTCCTGGAGGGGATGTTTAGCCCTGCATCAGAACTTAGAAACGATGTCGGCACATGGTATGGGATATTCCGCTGGGAATTTTACCGGTAATGGAATGGCAAAAAGTCGCCTCTGACGCCTGGGCCTGGCGGGGCTACAGGATAACAGCAGAGGCGCATGGGGAAGGCTGGCGATACCGGGCCTTCTCTCCGGAAGGGGCGTTTTTGGCGGTGGGAGGCGGCGAGGCGGCTGCTTTCCGCGAGATATGTGAGAACCACGCGAAAGGGCGTTAGCGTGCAAAAGGTGACAGACGAGCGGTTTATTGCGGCGTACAACAATACCCGCAAAGGCTTGCGCATGATCGCGCAAGAGTTGGGCATGAATTACCGGGCGGTGATTCGTCGGGCAGACCGCATGCGTAATGCTGGCATACCGCTAGTAGATCGCAAGGCGGCATACATCGAATCTCTCAAGGGCGACGTAGAGATTGCAGAGCCGGTAAGTGGCGACCGGCCGATTGAAGAAGTGGTGCGGCTGGCCATGGAGCACAGCGACCGGCAGTTGGCAGCAGCAAAGGCGGCGTCGCTGGTGGATGTGAAAATCAACATCGACGGCCCGTTTGCCATCGTCGGCCTGCCTGACCCGCACCTGGACAATCCAGGCACGGATCTGCGCCGTGCCATGACCCATGCCGAGCTGATACGAGACACTGAGGGCGTCTATGCAATCTGTGTTGGCGATATCCTGGACAACTTCCATGCTGTGCGTCCGCTGCACCATGCCCGCAACGAGCATGTCGTGACAGTAAATGAAGCATACCGGCTGCAAGAACACTGGCTGACCATCCTTGCGCCAAAACTGGTCGGCGTGTCATCCGGCAACCACGACGACTGGAGTACGCGAAGCGGCGCAGACCCACTGTCCTACGCTATGCGCCAGCTGAACAAATCAGGCATATACGGACAATCGCAGGTCCGCGTCCGCCTGAAAGTGTCCGGAGCGTCCTTCATTCACCTGATCCGCCACACCTTCCCTGGCTCGTCGGTCTACAACAGTGGTCACGGCGTCCTGAAATGGGCCTTGCAGCAATGGCAGGGTGAGGATGTGATGTGGGGCGGACACATCCACAGTTCAGCCATCCAGCAGATTACCAAGCCGGTGCTAGGCGGGGATAAGGTCGTCACCCTGATGCAGCTGGGCGCGTACAAGAAGGTTGATCACTACGCCCTGGAGCGCGGCTTCCGAATCAACACCCCGCACGATGCCGCCATGGTGGTGCACGACCCATCAACCGGCGAGACATTCCCGTTTGCCAGCATCGAGCGCGGCATTGAGTTTCTGTCCTACTTGCGGAGAAAGGCGGCATGACCGGCCGCATGGCAAGGAACAAGGGAGCAGCTGGAGAGCGAGAGTTCTGCAAGCTGCTGTCGGCAGAACTTGGGATGGAGATAAAGCGCAAACTTGGGCAGGCCCGCGACTCTGGAGACGACGCCCAAGTTGGGAAATTCCGGTTTGAGGTGAAGCGCCGTGAGCGGCTGGAGGTAATGAAATGGTGTGAGCAGGTAGAGGAAGCGGCAGGGGCGGGCGAGGTTCCTGTCGTGGCATTCCGGCAAAACGGCGAAGAATGGCGAGTCGTTTTGAAGCTGAGTGATTTTCTCCCGCTGATGCGCGGCGAACTGTAAGACAAAGGGGCATGGGCGATGTACGTGAATGAAGAAGAAGCAATCCGTAAATGTTTTGAGACGTTGGAGCGCAACGGCTTGAAGATCGCCACCTATGGCGAGAACGTACCGGCAACCGGCAGCAAGCTGACCATCGGCGAGCACCACGTCAACGCGGCATGGGTGGTGAAGTGGATCATGGAGCTTCCAGCCCACCAAGGCCTTGTCCTTCGATTGAAATACGGCTGCGACGCAGAAATGCACCGCCTGGTAGCGCAGGACTTGGCCTCGTTCGTGGTGATGGAAGTTGGCCGGGCCAACATCAACAAGGCGCAGGCCTATTTCATCCTGTCCATGTGGGCGCGCAAAGAAGGAAGCCATGGGGAATATATCGACGCTTTCGATGTAAGCGCAGATTCGGCAACGCGCCACGTTCGCAAGGTATATGACATTGTGGAACGGTGGCGGCGCGAGGGGATCGCAGCACTTTATCCACGTCTTATCACCCTGATCGACGAAAATGTGAAAGTTGCCGCTTGACATCAAGTGCGGAGTATTCGATACTAAACATGTAGTCTGCAATAACTACGTTCAAGGCTGATTGATTCGATTTGTCGATAGGTTGGCCTTGTAGTGTTGGCATGTAAACCATTCCTGTCGTGGGCTAGCAATGTGCCCCTGTGCAGCTAGCATCTGTCCCGGCATCAGCGACTGATGAGGCTCTAACGAAGCCGAAACCAATAGGTCTCGCGGAGTTCCCACTGCCGGGGAATAACGGGGAACCAGGGGGCACGCCAAAAGTGGTTTTAATGCCAACAATCCAAAAGCCTCACGCTAACCCGTGGGGCTTTTTCTTTTGCCGCGTTAGCTCAGCTGGAAGAGCACTTGCCTTGTAACCAAGGGGTCGTTGGTTCGATTCCGACACGCGGCACCAGTTGTACGGGTCTATAGCTCAATTGGGAGAGCGCCCGCCCTGCAAGCGGGAGGTTTCCGGTTCGATCCCGGATAGATCCACCATTGTCTAGTAGCTCAGTTGGTAGTAGCAGGTGACTGTTAATCACCCGGTCGCAGGTTCGATCCCTGCCTAGACAGCCAGAATCGCCAGCCGATTGCCGCCGACACCTACACAGACGTAGCGGCTAGCCTGGCACTGGGGACGACGGCTCTCCCCGCTGTTGAGCAACTCCAGCGCAAACCGTCACCCATTCACAGCCTCGCACATGCGGGGCTTTTTCTTTTTGGACTGTCCCATGCGAATGAACGGCACACATCACGTACTGGAGGCTATGCCGTTCCGCACCGGCCAGGTATTGCAGATGCCCAGTGGAGAGTATGCCCGCTTGCTTCGGTACAACGAGCACTCCGTATCACTGCGCTACTTTAGCGACGAGGACGGCCAGCCAACCCTTATGACGCGGGCGGCGTTCCAGGGGATGGTTAGCCAGATCCAGCCCGCAAACGAAGGATGACCATGAGCCTCTACGGAATATTGGTAGACACCCCAACCCACGACGCGCTTGATCACCCCGTACAGCGCATTGTCGAAGCAGCCAACGAAGCCAAGGCCGACGTGACTGACCCGGATGACTTCCTGAACGGTGTGAAGGCGTGCGGGCTGAGCGAGGAGGGATGCGAGTCATGTCAATAAAGCAACTAGCCGCAAGCATTGGCATCATTGCCGCCTATTCGGTTCTTCTATACGTCGATGCTGAGTGGGCAGCTCCAGCAGCGTTGTTTATTGCGCTTACCCTTGTGACAGCCACCATATTGATCGACATGATCCTGCTGTTTGCCTTGGGAAATCTGGAAATTCAGAAGATGCAAGATTTTCTGATTGAGTTTCACCTTGGCAAGCCAAGTGCCTTCATCAGGCTACTGGGCCAAGCATCCGGCGTGCTGCTGGTAGTGGTGCTTATCAAGCATGGCATGCCAATTTGGGCGGTCATCTATGTCATTGCATGGCTTATCAGTCATGTGGTGTTCGCCGTTGGATACGATGTTGGCGAGAAGCTGGCAAGTGCGCAGTAGCCAAATGCAAGGCCGTCCGATGGGCGGCTTTTTGTTTGACCACTCATAACGCCCAGGGAGGCGAGATGCCTCTATGGCAAACCTATCACCGAGACAGCAGGCTTTTGTAGAGGCCTATCTTGGCGAGGCATCACTGAATGCGACTGAGGCATACAAGGCCGCTGGCTACAAAATCGCCAATGACAACGTTGCTGCGGTCGAGGGAGCGCGCCTCCTAAGAAATCCTAAGATCACCAAGGCCATCGCCGAGCGTAGAAAAACGCTTTCAGAGAGCACTGATATAACCCCTGAAAAGGTGCTTGCTCTGTGGTGGGCGAGGGCGAACGTCAATGTGAACGAGATCGTCGAGTACCGCCGCGACAACTGCCGCTACTGCTGGGGCGAGGGACATGCGTACCAGTGGACGCAAGGTGAGTATGAGCAAGCCCAGCGCGAAGCTGATGCAAACGGCACAGACAGTCCTGACGCCGCTGGAGGATTTGGCTTCATTGCCACCCGCGAACCTAACCCTGAGTGCCCTGAATGCGCTGGGGAAGGTAAGGGCAAGGTTCATGTCCACGATACCCGCCGACTCAAGGGCGCTGCCCGGCAAATGTACCGTGGGGTGCATCAGGGCAAGGATGGCCTCAAGGCGCTGGTGGGAGACCCTGACAGGGCGCTGGAGCAGGTGACCAAGATTCTCGGCATGTACGAAAGCAAGGAAGACAAAGAGCGCAAGCGACTGGAGAACGAGCGACTGCGCAACGAAATGAAGACTGATGACGCACCGGCCACGCCAGTAAAAGTCGTGGTCGAGGTAAAGGACGCAAGGAAACGAGATGCCGACGCTTAATGTGCCGCAATCACAGTTCCTTGCAATGGAGCACAAGTTCCGTGCCTATGTTGCTGGCTTCGGTTCCGGCAAGACCTGGGTAGGCTGCGGCGGCCTTATGCAGCACTTTTGGGAGTTCCCCGGCATCAATGCCGGTTACTTTGCCCCAACATACGCCCAGATCCGCGACATCTTCTATCCGACGGTGGAGGAGGTGGCGGCCGACTGGGGCTTGCGCGTCAATATCAACGAGTCGAACAAAGAGGTCCACGTCTACGAGGGGCGGAAGTATCGCGGCACTACCATCTGCCGGTCGATGGAAAAGCCTGAAACCATCGTGGGTTTCAAGATTGGCAAGGCCTTGTGCGACGAGTTGGACGTGCTGAAAGCCGACAAGGCGACGAATGCATGGCGCAAGATCATTGCCCGGATGCGGTACAAGGTGGACAACCTGAAAAACGGCGTGGACGTGACGACGACGCCAGAAGGCTTCAAGTTCGTTTATGACCAGTTCGTCAAGCAGGTGGCCGAAAAGCCAGAGCTTTCCACGCTATATGGCTTGATCCAGGCGTCCACGTTCGACAATGAGCTGAATCTGCCGAGCGACTATATCCCGTCGCTGATTCAGTCATATCCGCCTCAGCTGATACTGGCGTACCTGAATGGCCAGTTCTGTAACCTAACCAGCGGCTCTGTTTATCCGTGCTTTGACCGCAAGGCCAGTCACACCAACGACGAAATCCGCGAAGGCGACCCGCTGCACATCGGCATGGACTTCAACGTGCTGAAAATGGCCGCCGTGGTCTATGTGATGCGTGACGGCAACCCGCATGCCGTAGCGGAGCTTACCGACGTGCGCGACACGCCAGAGATGGCCCGCATGATCACTGAGCGGTACAAGGCGAAGGGCCATGCCATCACGATCTACCCTGACGCCAGTGGCCAGAACACGTCCAGCAAGTCGGCGTCCGAGTCGGATATCAGCATCTTGAAGCAGGCCGGTTTTACCATTCACGTGACCGGAGCAAATCCGGCTGTGAAAGATCGCGTGCTAGCCACCAATGCCATGCTGCTGAACGGCGATGGTGTGCGCCGCATGAAGGTCAACACCCGCAACTGCCCCAAGTTCACCGAAGGGCTGGAGCAGCAGGCCTACGACAAGAACGGCGAGCCGGACAAGTCCAGTGGCGTGGATCACGTCAACGACGCTGGCACATACCCCATTGTCCGCCTGTTCCCTATCGTCAAGCGCCAGACGCGCCAAGTCAATGTAGCTTTCTGAGAATACCCATATGGATGACAACGCAGTACGCAAAACGTCAGCCGCTGTCGATGCCATGTCTATTTCGTGGCCAACTGTCGAGGCGCTGCAAGGTGGCACAGCCGCAATGCGATCCGCCAACAAGAAGTTCCTGCCGCAGTTCCCCGGCGAGACAGACGACGCATACAAGGCGCGGCTTAATACGGCCACACTGTTTCCTGCTTTCTCCCGCACTGTTGAGGTGCTGTCTGCCAAGCCATTCTCGCGCCAGATCACGCTGGATGAAGAGGTGAACGAGCAGCTGCATGAGTGGTGCGAGGACGTGGACATGCAGGGGCAGAACCTGCACAACTTCATCGCAGGGATTGCCACCCTGGCGCTGTCGCATGGCATTGCCGGTGTGCTGGTGGACTACCCCAAAGCTTTGGGCGTAAGCACGAAGGCAGAAGAGAAAGCCAAAGGACTGCGGCCATACATGGTGGCAATCCACCCGTCCAGCGTGCTGGGATGGCGCAGCAAGACAGAAGGCGGCGAAACGTACCTCACCCAGCTGCGACTGCTGGAAACGGTCGTGGAAGAAGATGGCGATTTTGGCGAGAAAGCCATTGAGCAAGTGCGCGTGCTGCTGCTTGGCTCTTATCAGGTTTGGCGAAAGAACGACAAGGAAAAATGGGTGCTGTACGAGGAAGGCCCCACATCCTTCTCGCGCATACCTTACGTCCCTTTCTACGCCAGACGCCTCGGCTTCATGGTTGGCGCTTCGCCGCTGGCTGAGCTTGCCTATCTGAACGTCAAGCACTGGCAGTCGCAATCTGACCAGGACAACATCCTTCACGTTGCTCGCGTCCCGATCCTGTTCGGCAAGATGCTGGGCAATGATGCCATCAAAATTGGTGGGTCTCAGGCCACTCTTTCTGACCATAAAGATGCCGATCTGCGCTTTGTCGAGCATACCGGCGCTGCCATCGAAAGCGGGCGCAACTCTTTGCTGGATCTGGAAGATCAGATGCGGCAGATCGGCGCGGAACTGCTGGTGATCAAGCCAGGCAACACGTCAAAGAGCCAGACGCTGGCCGATGACCAGGCTGGGATGTGCACCCTGCAGCGCTACGTCGAGGGCTGGGAAAACTCGGTTGATGAAGTGCTGGATCTGATGTGCGAAGTGGCCAAGATCGACGCAGAGGGCGGCCACGTCAACATCTACAAAGACTTCGGCGTCACCAACCTGACGGAAGCCTCCTTGCAGCTGCTGCGCGAGATGAACGTAGACGGCACGCTGTCTGACGAAACCTTGTTTAGGGAAGGTCAGCGGCGCGGCATCATTCACCCAGACACCAACTGGACGGAAGAGTCCGAGCGCATCAAGGCCAACAGGCCTAAGCCAGGCACCGTACAAGTATCTGATTAACCAAGCCACCTTCGGGTGGCTTTTTTTATGCCCAGACGCCGGATGGCAGAGGGCGCACGGACTGGATAGTCCATAGCTCAGGCAGGAAAGCCAAATGAAACTGAAACTCGATGAAAACGGGAATGTAGTTGTTGTTGATGGCAAGCCGGTTTACGTGCACGACGACGGTAAAGAATACCCGTTCGACGCTGCCGCAACCGTGCAGAAGATCAGTCAGCTTAACGGCGAGGCAAAAGGCCACCGTGAGCGCGCAGAGCAGGCAGAACAGGCGCTGAAGGCGTTTGAAGGCATCGAGAATGCCGCCGACGCACGCAAGGCCCTGGAAGTCGTCCGCAACCTTGACGCCAAAAAACTGGTGGATGCCGGTGAGGTTGAAAAGGTCAAGGCAGAAGCAATCAAGGCACTGGAAGAGAAGTACGCCCCAGTGCTGAAAGAGCGCGACACCCTGCAAGCACAGCTGATCAATGAAGTGGTGGGCGGCAACTTTGCCCGCTCAAAGTTCATTGCAGAAAACATGACCCTTCCTCCTGACATTGTGCAGGCCACTTTCGGCAATGCATTCAAGGTTGAGGACGGCAAGGTTGTGGCCTACGACAACGGCAACAAGATTTACAGCCGACTCAATCCGGGCGAAGTCGCCGGGTTTGACGAAGCGCTCTCCACGATCATCGACCGTTATCCCCATCGCGACCAAATCCTCAAGAGCAGCGGCGCATCCGGCTCCGGCGCTCAGGGCGGAGGCGGTCAAGGCTCCAAGAGCAAATCCATGAATCGTCAGTCCTTTGAGGGCATGTCTGCCGGTGAGCAGATGGCTTTCGTCAAAGGCGGCGGTGAAATCACTGATTAACCACCCCGCACAGCAAACAGACCCCGCACTCGCGGGGTTTTTTCGTTTCTGGGCTAAGGAAATAAATTGGCCAATACCCTGACCTCTCTCGTACCTGACCTGTACGAAGCCCTGGACATCGTATCCCGCGAGATGGTGGGTTTCATCCCGTCCGTCACCCTGGATACCAGCGCCGACCGTGCCGCTCTGAATCAGAGCGTCCGCATCCCGATCACTCCTGCCGCTGCTGCTGAGGACGTGTCTCCCGGCCAGCTGCCGCCGGATGATGGCGATCAATCGATTGCCAACAACGTGTTGACCATCAGCAAGTCCCGCATGGTTCCGTTCCGCTGGACTGGTGAAGAACAGCGCGGCGTGAATACCGGTCCCGGCTACCGCAACATTCGCCGCGACCAGATCGCGCAGGCAATCCGCACGCTGGTAAACGAAATCGAAACCAACGTTGGCGCTTCGGTTGTGCTGAACGCGTCCCGTGCTACCGGCACTGCTGGCACCACCCCGTTTGCATCGGGCCTGAACGACACTGCGCTGCTGCGTAAGATTCTGATGGACAACGGTGCTCCGCTGGCCGACCTGCAATGCGTGATCGACACCTCGGCAGGTGCAAGCCTGCGCGGCAATACCCAGCTGACCAAGGCAAATGAAGCCGGCACGACCGAACTGCGCGCCCAAGGCAAGCTGCTGGATCTGCACGGCTTCACCCTGCGCGAATCCGCTGGCGTATCCAGTGGCGCTACCGTCGGCACCGTGACCGGCACCGTGACCGCTTCCGGTGCGAAGGGCGCTACCAGCGTCACCCTGACCACTGCGTCTGGCGCTGGCGTAGCGCTGCTGGCGGGCGACATCCTGACCTTCGGCGACGGTATCAAGTACGTGGTTGCATCCGCCGTCACCATCGGCGCATCCACTACCGGCACCGTTGTGCTGAACGCGCCGGGCCTGATGAAAACCGTTTCCGGTGGCGCTGTTGCCATCGTTGGCGCATCCACCCGCAACATCGGTTTCAGCCGCTCTGCCATCGTGTTGGCCACTCGCGCCCCGGCATTGCCGGAAGAAGGCGACATGGCCGACGACCGAATGCTGATTACCGACCCGGTATCTGGCATGACCTTCGAGTTTGCCATGTACAAGCAATACCGCCGTGTTCGCTACGAAGTTTCCCTGGCTTATGGCTGGGCAAACATCAAGCCTGCACACACCGCGCTGCTGCTGGGCTAAGACAAAAGCGGCCACGGTTTCGGCTGTGGCCGCACTGGAGAACACATGGACTTGATCACGATTTTCAAGGTTGGCGAAGAAAAGCTACGCATTCATCCGGATGCACTGGAAGAGCACGAAAAGCTTGGCTGGCAGGCTGTGCCCGACGACGAACCGGAAAAGCCGAAGCGCAAGGCAAAAGCTGAGCCAGCTGAAGGCGAGGCCTGATCATGGCGCTCACCGCTCAGCAACTGGCAGACACCCGGCGCTTCGCTGGCTACCCCATGCTGGGCGACTCGGTGGCTGATGACAGTCGAGACATGGCTTATGGCTGGGTTTCGCCTGGCGTGTGGCAGACGCTGCAGCATCGCTTGACGAACATGCGGCCGGAAGAGGAGGCAATCCTCACAACCACTTTTCTGACGCCGCTGGCAGACCTTGAGGCCGCGATTGTTGCTGCTGGTGACAACCTGGACACCGACGCCGCCGCCGTATGGACGCGCAACAAGAGCGAAGTATCCGACCGCACCAAGTTGTTCAACGACACTCGCCGCCGCATGTGCGCGTTTATCGGTATCGCGCCGGGGCCATTCCTTGGTCAAGGGGGCGGTTCGATTGTGAGGTGCTAGATGGACGGGACAAAACTGCAGCTCAAGGTTTACTCCGGTTACGGAAAAGCGGCCAAGCGTATTGGCTTCCCGTATCAGCAATTCAGGCCGACATCTGCCAACAATCCACTAGCCACTACTGCGCTCCAGTCGCTGTATTGCAGCTTCACAACCAATTTTCGCTACGACCAGCCGAACAAATACGGACAGGCCACATGGCTTGGCATATTTGACGGCACAAATGTTGATCCGGGTGATTTCCTGGTTGGTCATCAAGGCACGTACTTTGTCGCTGCCATGCAGGACACGCTGCCGATCTACTGCGTCCAATGCAATCGCACCATCAGCGTGCTGCGCGTGACGATTGCCGATCAGGTAGGCGCGATAGGTGAGGGTGGCGACGCGCAAGAAGTCGAAGTGGCCATGATGACGGGCTGGCCGGCTAGCATCTTGCAAGGCACGAAGGGCGAGCAGAATGACGCCAAATTGCCTAGCGACGTGCGGACGCCATGGTGGAGCATCCTTTTCCCTGACTATCCTGGCGTAATCCTGCGCACCAGCGACGTGATCCGCGACGACATCGGCCGGAAGTACATCATTTCCAGTGCAGAACTGACCGACATGGGCTGGCGCATCACCGCCATGCAAGCGCAGGTGTGATATGGCAGACATTTCAGACGTTCAATCGCAACTGGTGGCGGAAATCGCGGCCATTGTGTACCCGAATGGCACCTCTCAGCCGTCAATCGCGGCTATTCCGGTCAAAGTTTACCCAGGCTGGCCGGTGGCGAACGTGCTTGATGCCGATCTGGCCGCTGGGAAAGTGCATATCAGCGTCTACCCGCTGCCAACGGAGCGCAAAACAACGCGCCATGTAGGCCGCAGCTGGATTCCCATCACAAACCCGGTGCATTCCGTCGCAATGACGGTCAGCGGCAACACGGTCACGCTGTCCGGAACGCCAGCGGCGCAAAACCTTCTGCTGCAGGTGAACGGCACTGACTACATCTACACGATGCAGCCGGGAAACAGTCTCACAGCTGCAGCCACTGCCCTTGCAAGCCTGATTCCAGGCGCTTCCAGTGCTGGCGCGGTGATTGCCATTGCTGGAGCGTACAGCATTGTGGCGCGCGTTGGCGGCTTCGGGGCGGCAATCAAGGAAACGAAGCGGCAAGAAAAGGAAGTTCAGATCACCATCTGGTCATCCTCGCCATCTGCCCGCGCAGCAATCGCTGGGCCAATCGACTCTGCGCTTTCAGACAGCACGACCATCCTGTTTTCTGATGGCTCCGTCGGAATCATCCGGTACGCAAGGACATTCCAATCCGACCAGTCGGAAAAATCCGGCCTGTACCGGCGCGACCTTGTCTACTGCATCGACTACGCCACGACACAGACCATGCAGGCTACGGAAGTAATCGCACCTGTCGTCAACATTGCCAGCGCAACCGGGCTGGCCATCAAAACTCGCAACTACTGAGGACTGCCATGGCAGAACAAGCACCGGCCTATGTGCTGGTGGTCAAGCATGCCTTTGCTGACTACCAGATTGGCCAAGAAATCAAAGAGCCTGACGAAGTCGCCGCCGTTCTGGCCGGTGAAAACGCCAGCAACGTGCTCAAGCGCCTAGCCTAAGCCCAATCGACTCAACAAGAACCCGCCCCTGTGGCGGGTTTTTTCATTTGGAGGACAGCCATGCCCATTTACCCGGCAGGCAGCCTGAACACGGCAGCGCTGACAGCTCCGGACTTGTACGTCCAGATCCAGCCGCCGAAAACCCGATACATCAATGGCGTTGCCACCGACATCCTCGGCATTGTGGGCGTGGCATCGTGGGGCGCAGTCGGCAGTGCAATGCTGATCGGCATCCCGCAGGATGCGGCGCAGAAGATCGGCAACCAGCAAGTGCGCAAGTATGACCTCGCCTCTGCCGTCGCTATTTCCATCCAGCTTGGCGCATCCAACATTCGCGCCGTGCGGGTGACGGATGGCACCGATACCGCTGCGTCATCCACCCTGAAAGACACCGCCGCTGCAACTGGCGTCACGCTGACCGCGTTCTACACCGGCACGCTTGGCAACTCGCTGTCGGCCACGCTGACCGCTGGCACGGCCAATAGCTCCTGGAAGCTGACGGTATCGTTGCCTGGCGTTGCGCCGGAAGTGTTCGACAACATCACCGGCACTGGCTCCACGCTGTGGGCCAACATCGTCAGCGCTGTGAACCTGGGGCAATCCGGCATTCGCGGCCCGTCGCAGCTGGTCATCGCCACGGTTGGCGCATCGAGCGCAGCACCGCAGCAAACCAGCGGGGCGCAGACCATAAGCTTTACCGGTGGCACCGACGGCACCACGACCATTACCGATGCCGTACTGATCGGTGTGGATGGCGCAGGCGCAACCCGCAAGGGCATGTACGCACTGCGCGGCACTGGCGTGCAAACCGTCAATCTGGTTGATCTGACCGATTCGACCCAGTGGCCGACCATGGTCACCTTCGGCTTGTCCGAAGGCTGCTACATGATCACCCAAGGCCCGGCAGGAGCTTCGTACTCCACGGTATCAACCTCGCTGAATACCGCAGGCTGCGACAGCTACGCACTCAAAGTGCTGGTTGGTGACTGGGAGTACTGGTACGACCAGGTGAATGGTCAACAGCGCATGATGGCCCCGGCCACGTTCTCGGCTGCCAAGATCGCCGCACTGGCTCCGCACCAGTCGCCGCTGAACAAGCCGCTGACCAATGTGGTGAGCACACAGCGCGTGTTGTCTCAGCAGCCGTACAGCTTGAGCGAGATCGGCGCGATCAACACCGCTCGGCTGGATGTCATCACCAATCCATGCCCGGGTGGCAATTACTACGGCCATCGCTCCGGCCTGAACTGCTCCAGCAATCCGACCACGAACGGCGACAACTACACGCGGATGACCAACTTCATCTCGCTGACGTTGGCTGCCTCGTTCGGCTATGTGGTTGGCCAGCTGCACACCACTGAGCTGCGTCGCCAGACCAAATCGACCATCGAAAGCTTCCTGCAGGCGCTGGTAGCGCAAGGGATGATCGGCGACCCCAACGGTGGCCCGGCATTCTCGGTGCAGATCGATGCCGCCAACAATCCGGACAGTCGCGTGGCCTTGGGCTACATGCAGGCCGACGTGCAGGTGAAATACCTGTCCGTGGTCCGCTACTTCCTGATCAATCTGGAAGCTGGCCAGTCCGTGACCATTACCGTGGCCAACAACCCGCGCTCCTAAGAGCTGAACCCAAGCCCCTCCACGTGAGGGGCTTTTTCATTGGAGATACGCATGCAAGGTGGATACAACACCGGCAAGGACGTGGCGCTGGACATCAACGGTCCCAACGGCCCGATCCGCATCAGCAAAATCATGAGCTTCGACTCGAAGCCCAAGACCACGTCGCAAGAAATCACCCCGCTGAACGGCCAGACCGACGAGCTGCTGATACCGAAGGGCTGGACCGGCTCGTTCGAGGTGGAGCGCACTGACGCCACGCTGGATACCTGGTGGGCGCAGTTTGAAAGCGACTACTACAACGGCGTACCGCAGGCTGCTGCAACCATTACCGAAACCATTTCGGAAACCGACGGCAGCGTTTCTGTTTTCCGCTACACCAACGTGATCATGAAGCTGGAAGATGCTGGCAAGAAGGAAGGTGACAAGACCATTCGCATGTCCGTCAGCTTCACCGCCCGCCGCCGCATCAAGGTTTAACCACTTCGGCGCGGCAACGGGGCACCGTGACCGGGTTCGTCGCCGGTCAGCCGCGCCAACCTGACGACTCATGACGAGAGGACAAAGCAATGCCAAAAGTTACCGTAACCGAAGATGTGAACACCGAAGTCCGCACCAAAGCAAAACCGCAGATGGAAAGCGTGACAGACAGCCTGGGCCGCATCATTCAGTTGCGCGAGCTGGACCCCCTCCAGCAATCCCGGCTGGTGACTGCCGTGGGCGGCGAGAATGCTGGAAACCAGGTGTACATGAACAGCTACGCACTGCCGGCCGCAATGGTGGCGTTCATCGACGAGGACTTCTTCGGCTTTCCGCAGAACGTCAAGCAGATCGAAAACATGCTGTCCGAGCTTGGTGCTGAGGGCATGGCAGCCATCCAGATGCACTTGCTGGAAAAGTACGAAAAGCTGCGCAAAGAGATTGAGAAACAGCAGTTCGACGCAGAGCAGGCCGCCGCAAAAAACTAGCACAGAACCCCGATTTTCAGAGCCGCTGCTGGCTGATGAAGAACGGGGTTCCTTTCGACAGGCTATTTGATGTTGACCAGCTGATGCCGCATGAGCGCATGGCCATGTCCGTGGCGTTCGGCGAGATAGAAGGCGGCGAGTTCGATTGGTCGTCTATGAGATGGAAGGAGCGCAAGAGTGGAGTTTAAAAGCCTCGGAGAGCTGGCTCTCCACCTTGCATCCTTGCAGGCTCAGCAGGTCATTGAACTGCAGCACGGCCTTGAAGTGTGCGCCAAGAAGATAGAAAAAACAGCAAAGGAAGAAATCGGGCATTACCAAAGTGCGGTCGGCCCCTTTCCTGAGTGGGCTGAGTTGGCGGAATCGACCGAGTTTGACAAGGCCAGTCACGGCTATCCGGTTGACGCCCCACTGCTGAGAACCGGCGAGATGCGCGACAGCATCGGCCACGAAGTACACGGCCTGGAAGCCATCATCGGCGCGAAAGACCCGAAGATGGTTTACCACGAGTTTGGAACCAGCAAGATACCGCCCCGCCCAGTGATGGGGCCTGCACTGTTCCGCAACAAGGATTTCATCCTCCGCACCATCGGCAAGGCTGCTGTAACTGGCCTAGTTGGCGGGCAGCGCATTCATCCAGGGCTGGGGTATGAGGATTAAATCTTGACTGAGGCTTCGCCATGGTTTAGCCTGCAATCTCCTAGCCCTAAGCAGCACCCCGCGACTGTATCGCGGTATTTTTACGCCCTCATTCCGTGCAGCGTCCATGACGACGCACGTCAAAGCTATGGGGGTTGCGGGTATCCGTAAGGACCCGGCGCTCTTAGGGCGTAGGACAACCCCCTCCCTTTTTTGGGAAAAATCCTAAACCTAAGGAGTAAGTGTCATGAATGCTGCTCAATCCCTCGTTTTTCAAGAAACGCAATTCGACGTTATTGACCAAGAAGGTCGGCCCTGGCTTAAGGCTGCCGATATCGCTCGCGCACTTGGCTATGCCCGCGAAGACTCGGTAAGCCGTATTTACGACCGAAATGCAGACGAGTTCACCAGCGCAATGTCGCAGACCGTCAATTTGACGGTCAGTGGAAAAATCAACGGGTTACAGAACCTTACGGTAAGAATCTTCTCCCTGCGCGGCGCTCACTTGCTTGCTATGTTTGCTCGCACTCCAGTAGCCAAAGCATTCCGCAAGTGGGTGCTTGATGTGCTGGACATGGTGACTGGCAATAGCGCCACCGTAAACGACAGTACCATCGGCACTGCTGGCCTAAGCTGCTTGGCAGCCGTGATCGACGGCAAGGTGCGACACCTTCCCGCACCGGCACGGCGCAGCGCAAAGATGCACATCTGGCAGCAACTCCACAAAGCATTTAGCGTGGTGCGTGCTGAACAGATTCCGGCAGACAAAATGGACTCGGCCCGTAACTTCATAGCCGCCCAGGCCGTAGAAGGGGAGTGGATCGGGGCAGAACCAGCCGCCCCCGCCTATGTAGTCACCCAAGCGGAAGCTAACTGGCTTAATACCATGTTTGTGCTGATGGATGACATGGTGTCGGTGTTGCGGGAAGTGCGACCGGCGTTGCGTAGTCTTGATAGCCCGCTATGCGCCAAAGCGTATGACAGCTCTGCGCATATCGTCATGTATCAGAGTGAATGGCAAAGACTGCGTGACTTCTGCATGGGAGTATCGGCACAGGCGAAATAGTAGGAAGGCCCCGGGAACGGGGCATTTTTACCAAGTGAAATGAACCCAAAGACCGAAGGCGACAAATGCTAGAAAGACAAGCAGCGCAATAGTGTTTGCGGCTTTATCGCTATAGCCATGCTTCTTTGCTGATTGTATGGAATTCCCAGAAGTTGCCAGCGCAACAAAAGCATAGACAATCCATCCTGTCATTCAAATCACCCAAAAATTGCGACTTTAACCAATAGATACAGAACGAATAACGCACCGCCAAGCAATGGCAGAGCTATTGCCAAGAAAGCCAGATAAAGCAAGCTCGCACAGAATGCATACCAAAGCTGACCAATGGTCGGCTTTTTTCTTTTTTGCGCTGGCCGATCCGCCTGGCCAACCATCACAAACTCAGCATCAATGATGCGGCCATGCCTCATTGTTCAGCCCTCGCTACGACGAATGGATATAAATCATGTTTGAAGCATACTCCGTTGCCGTCAAACTTTCACTGATAAACAACGTGTCCGCTGGCCTACTGGCCATCTCCAAAAACCTGCAATCCACCCATATGGATGCTGCCAAGCTGGAAGAAAAGCTGAAATCCATCGGCAAGCAGGCAGCCCTGGGCGGCATCATGTTCGGTGGTGGCATGGCTATTGCTGGCATGTTCAAAACCCCGCTGCAAGAGGCGATGAAGTACCAGAAGGAGATGGCCAAGCTGCAACAAATGGGGCTGGGAAGCGCCCAGATCGCTGAAGCTCAGAAGTTTGTGCAGGCCACTCAGATCATGGGTACTTCCATGATGGATCGGGTGAAGATTTTCACCGATGCTCAAGGTGCGTTCCGTCAGTCTGGTATGACTGGCATGAAGGCGCTGGATGCGGCAAAAATCATGACTCCCGCACTGGCGAACTATCAAGTAGCAATGCAGCTACTGAGTGAAGATAAGCAAGGCGTGGCTCACGAGCAATTCCAGCAACTAAACAAGACTGTCGAGCTGATGGGCGGCCTGAATAGCCCAATTCGAGCACAGCAAATCGTAGACGGCATTTTCAAGGCTGTGCAATCCAGCGGGAAAATGATTTCCAACCGTGATTTGCGCCAATTCATCTCTCAGGCCGGACCGGCGGCAGTTTCGCTCACTGACAAGACAATATTTGCGGGCTTAGAGCCAATTATCGGGGAGTTTGGCGGATTTAAGGTCGGTACCGGCCTTAATACGGCATACAACCGAACTCACGGCATCATGGCCCTGTCCCCGAGCATTCTGACAAACGAGGCAATCCGCCTTGGTGTATGGGATGAGAAAAAGGTGGAGCGCACAAAAGGAGGCGGGGCAAGATTCAAGCATGGCAGCCCTATGAATTTAGGGCTGGCTCACCTGCAAGAGACTGACACGCTTGCTTTTGCGCAGGCGATGATGGACATCTACCGAAAGAACGGAATCACAAAGCTTGCCGATCTTGCGCGTGAAAATGCAATTTTATTCGGCACAACGGGCGGCCGAATTTATACAAAAATCATGCAGCAAATGCCGGTACTGAGGGAGTCGGAGGCCGCATTTGATGTTTCAAAAAATACTAAGCAGACAGTTGCGAACAATGCTGACTCTCCCATGATGAAGACCCAGCAACTGGCTAAAGCCATGGAAAATCTGAAACTGGCAATTGGTCAGAACCTGCTCCCTGTGTTCACGCCATTGGTGACGGAACTTACTGACCTGGCTAAGAAATTAAGCCAGCATCCTCGACTTATCAAGGACGTCACCTTTGCATTTGTTGGTCTTTCTGGAGTTCTTGTTGCGGGCGGGGTTGCCAATGGCTTGATTGCGACTAGCAGGCTTCTAATGCTTCTCGGCGGCAATGTTCTATTCCTTGGCCGCGCACTGTTGTTGAACCCAATCGGGCTGACGCTCACAGCAATTGCTGGTGCGGCATATCTGCTGTGGAAGAATTGGGATACGGTCGGTCCGCTTTTATCGAAAGCATGGGACGGAATCAAAAGTGGATTCCATTCCTTCGTCGGGCTGTTTCTTGGCGGGTGGCAGGGTCTTTTCAATTCCATCATTGCGGGCATGAACGCCATTCTCCCAGCAGCGCGGCAGATTGGTTCTATGCACTTCGCAGACGACTGGAATCGGAACGACGCCAGTTACTCCAACGAAGGCCGTGGATATGTCACTCCACCCCCTTCTTCGGCAACAGGCGGGACTCAGGTAATCCAGCTGCATGTTGATGGCAAGAAAATGACAGAAGTTGTCACCACCCACCAAGCTAAAGCAGCCAGCCGCCCAATGACCGGCATGCAGGGTTTTGACGCTGTTCGCAACGTCATCCTGCCTGGCGCTCCTTCATCCATCCTTCCGACGGGGTAATTCATGAGCTTTTTCGACATGTTTACCCCTGGAGGCGATCCTTTCGCCACGCGGGTGCTGATCGGCGATATCGAGTTGACCGGGCTGGAAGTGCCGGAGTCCATCACGCCAGCAGGGACGCAGCAGGTCGTCATCCACCGTCTGATTGGCGGCAAGAAAACTGGCGATGTGATGGGCGTGGACTATGAGAATCCGTCATGGTCCGGCTGGATTACCGGCGCAGACGCGGGAAGTAGGGTAGCTGCGCTGGAGAAGATGCGCGATACCGGCGACCCGGTGACGTTCACCTTTGACACGTACTCGTTCAAGGTGCTGCTGCACAAGTTCGCGCCGACCTTCGAGCACGTCTACCGCCGCCACTACACCATCGAGCTGATTGTACTTGAGCGGCTAGACGCACCGAACGCGGTCAACTCGCTGCTTGGCTCGCTGGATGCGCTGATCAACAGCGACGTGGGCAAAGCGCTTGATTTGGCTGGATCAATCAACATCACAGCGGTATCTGATGCCATCACGGCGGTGCAGTCTGCCGTAAGTAATGTACAGAACATTGCCAATGCCACTGTCCAGACGGTGCAGACCATCGTGCGGCCTATCGTGGCGGCGCAGCAGATCATCCAGTCCACCATCGACCAGGTTGCAGCAGCTGTGAACGACATCACCACGCTTGGCGGCGTCATCCCCGGCAATCCGGTTAGCAAGGCCGCGGCGAACGTGCTGAGGCAGGTGCAGTCGGCAACACAACTGTCCTACCTGTACCAGCTGCAAAGCGTACTCGGCCGACTGCAAAAGAACGTGCTCGCCGGTCCGCTGGCCAACGGGACCAGCAGCGTGACGACTGGCAACACCAATCTCCAGCAGCTGGCTGCTACTGCATACGGTGATCAATCCAAATGGACAGATATCGCTGCCGCAAACGGCCTGACTGACCCAGTCCTTACAGGGATACAGACGGTGACGATTCCGAAAGGAACCTGATGGACTTGAATAACGCAGATGTAACACCAGACGCCCGGCACATAGTCGGGCGTTTTCTTTTGAACGGTACGGAAGTGCCGTGTGTGTCCGTCGAGGTCGATTCCAATGCCTTCTACAGCGCAGATACGTTTTCCGCCGTGTTTGCCCTGCAGGCCATGCCGTCAAACATGGGACTGCTGGATTGGTGGAGCAAGCAGACAAGCATAGAAATGGAAGTGCATGTAGGGATCATCAGCAAGCAGACAACTGATTGGGAAATGCTGATCCTGGGCAATGTGGATGGCTGGGAATTCAACCCGGCCAAGTTTGAGGTACGGGTAGAGGGGCGGGATTTCACGTCGAAGCTGATCGATACCAAGACCAGCGAGAAATTCCAAAACCTGACATCAAGCCAAGTGGCCACGCTTCTTGCCAAGCGACATGGACTGACTCCGGTCGTGACTGCTACCAAAACGCAAATTGGCACCATGTACCAGCTGGACAAGGCCCATGTGCATGACGAGCGCACCGAGTGGGATTTGCTGTCGTACCTTGCTGGCATTGAGGGCTATCAGGTCTATGTGACCGGCAAAGAGCTGCACTTCGAGCCGGCGCTTGATCCGATCAAGCAGGATCAGTACCTGATCAAGTGGATTCCGCCAGGCACAGTGCGGTGGCCGCAAGCCAACTGCACGGACGATCTGTCATTCAGGCGCGATCTGACATTGGCCAAGGGCGTGACGGTGACCGTGGCTAGTTGGCACAAGGGAAAGAACGTGTCGGCCAGCTATCCGGCAAACACGGCAAAAGGGACAGCGCCAGGCCAGTCAACGCCAAAGCGGCAAGTCTACAGCTTTGTGGTCAACGGCCTGGATAAGGACGGCTGCCAGAAGCGGGCCCAGCAGCTGCACAAGCAGATTACTGACCACGAAATGCGCATGACCTGCACGCTACCAGGCGACAACATCCTGATGCCGTCCACCATTGTGCGCGTAGAGGGCACCAAGTCAGCTTTCGACCAGCTGTACTACGTCGATTCAATCCGCAGATCACTGAGCTACGACAACGGCTACACCATGGCCTTGACCGCCAAGAACCACAACCCTAACTCGATGATCCTGCCATGAGAGAACTGATCAATGCGATGCGTATGCATCATGGCGATGGCCGGACCTATGCGCGCAAGGGGACCATTTCCAGCTACGACCCGAACAGCCACGCGGTGAAGGTGACGCTGCAGCCGGATGGCCAGGACACTGGCTGGATACAGCTCGGCGCGATGGGAGTAGGGAATGGCATCTGCCTGGCCATGGGGCCGAGTATCGGCGATGAGGTGGAAGTCAGTTTCGACAGTGGCGACCCGAACCTTGGTAGTGTGACAGCTCGGTTCTTCAACGACACAGCGCCGCCACCTGGCGTGCCATCCGGTGAAATCTGGATGGTTGCCAAGGGGGGCGCAACGATCAAGCTGCATGCTGACGGCTCAATCGAGATCACTTCGCCTACCACCATCACCCACACCGCGGCACAGCATCACTTTGTCGGGCCGGTCCAGATGGACAACACCTTGCAAGTGACGCAGCAAATCAGCGGCAACGGTGGGATGGCCATTCAGAGCAGTACAGGCGTGGCAATGACTGTGACGGGAAGCATGACAGCCACCGGCACTGTTACCGGCCAGACGGATGTTGTTGGCGGCGGGAAGTCGCTCAAGACGCACACCCACACGGCGCAAGGCGCTAACGCAGTCACCACGGCACCGAACTGACCATGAACGACCTGAACCACTACGTGGGCGACGACCTGAGTTTGTCGCCTACGGGATCGCTATCGACCGCTTCCGGCATCTTGCGAGGCAAGCAGCGGATCTTGCGGCGCTTGCTGACCAACCCGGGCGAATACATTTACCACCCTGATTACGGTGCAGGCCTCGGCCAGTACGTCGGTGCGCTGATGAACCTGGCGCAGATCAAGGCCTTGATTGTCGGCCAGATGGCTTTAGAGGAGTGCGTTTCGCAGTCACCAAAGCCGACCGTACTTGTTTCCGCAGATGGCGGCACGCTTTCCGTATCCATCAGCTACACCGACGCCCCCAGCGGCGAGCCGGTGACGCTCTCATTCAACGTAGAAGGGTGATATGGCTCTGAACATCCTCGACTTTACCACGCTGGTGCGGAATCAAGTCACAGCCATACAGGCGCGGGCTGCTGGTCTTGTAGACTTCACCATTGGTTCGCTGATGCGCGCCATCGTGGAGAGCAACGCCAGCGTCCTGCAGTGGCTGCAACAGCTGATTGTCACGCTGCTGGCACAAACAAGGGCCGCGACATGCTCTGACAGCGATCTTGACACGTGGATGGCCGACTATGGCTTTACCAGGCTGTCGGCTAGCCAAGCGGTGGGCACTGTCACGTTTTCCCGCTTCACAGCGACAAACTCCGCACTGATACCGATTGGCCAGCTTGTAGCATCCGCCGACGGCTCCCAGCAGTACACGGTTACTACGGACACAACCAATACGCTCTATAGTGCGACGCTCGGCGGCTATCTGGTTCCGGCTGGCACAGCATCCGCCACTGTACCGGTAATTGCCAATACTGCGGGAGCAGCTGCCAATGCCCTGGCTGGCACGGTAACCATGATTGTTGGCGCTGTAAGCGGGATCGATACCGTGACCAATGCGTCTGCCTTTTCTGGCGGCGTGGACTCCGAAACGGATACTGCTTTCCGTGCTCGGTTTGTGCTGTGGGTGGCCTCGCTGTCCAAAGCAACCAAGGCAGCCATCGGCTATGCCCTGGCCTCCATGCAGACCGGCGTCACCTATTCGCTGGTCGAGAATCAGGACTACAGCGGCAACATCCTGTACGGCTATTTCTATGCCATTGTGGATGATGGCAGCGGCAATCCATCCAGCACCTTTCTGGCCAACGCAGCCAGCGCCATCGAGGCGGTGCGGCCATTTACCAGCCGCTACGGGGTATTTGCCCCGGCGCTACTGTCAGCGAACGTCAGCATGGTGATAACAACCGATTCCACGGTGACGCACAGCACGGTGGTGGCCAATGTGAATGCTGCCATTCAGGCTTACATTGCCTCCTTGGCGCTGGGTCAGCTGCTGTCCTACTCCAAGCTGATCAGCATTGCTTACGGGGTGACATCGGCCATTACCAACGTGACTGCCGTCACGCTCAACGGTGGAACGGCCGATCTGGCGGCAACTCAGAAACAGGTCATTCGACCCGGCACAATTTCGGTGGCGTAAATGGCGACAGGCGATCAATCAGACATGTTCGGCAGGCTGAAAAGCCTGCTGCCCCGCGGCTGGTTTCCGGACAGCACGCCGCTGCTGGATGGCTTGCTGTGGGGATATGCCCAAGCGCTGGCTTGGCTGTACTCGCTCTACCTGTTTGCCAAGGCACAGACCCGCATCAAGTCTGCGACTGGCGGCTGGCTGGACATTGCTGCGCAGGACTTCTTCGGCACCGGGTTGGTCAGGTATTCCGGACAGAGCGATACCAGCTACCGCAACCGGATCGTCGTCAATTTATTTCGGGAGCGAGGAACAAGAAATGCAATGGTCAAGGTTCTTACTGACTTGACCGGCCGTGCACCGCTTATCTTTGAACCGGCAAGAGCTGCTGACACCGGATCATATGGCGCTACGGAAGTTATTAATTTCACATCTGACCCGCTGATATACAAGACAACTTGGAACGGCAACGACCTGCAGTACCCGTCCGCACGGACAAATCTATGCTATCTGTCATCTGCTCTTGATAACGCATCGTGGGGAAAAACCAGATGCCTGGTCACACCTAATGCCGCCCAGGCTCCAGATGGAACGATAACTGCTGATTTGGTATCACAAGCCAGCACTGCAGATTGGTATCCATTCCTGGGTGCAAATTTCATTGCCGGGCAGGCATATTGCAGCAGCATCTATTTCAAGCCAAGTGCGGGAAGTACGTCTTCCATCTCTCTTTATCTGCACTCATCTGCCTTCGGAAATAACCTGGCAGTGGCATGGGATAAAGTGACCGATTCGCTTGTGTCCGTTTACGGTGGACAGAAACCAGCCGCATATGGTCTCATCAAATATCCTAACGGATGGCGGCGCATGTGGGCTATCGGGGTGGCCGTAACCTCTGGATATACAAATTACGGCTCGCTCTTTTGGGCGAGAACGGGGACATTTGGCAGTTTCAATGCCACAGCAGACCCGATTGGAGAAGGGTATTACCTGTGGGGGGCGCAGCTTGAGCAGGGTTCTTCACCAACTCCGCTGATCCCCACCGCTGGCAGCGCCGTTACCATCACCGACTACACCCAGGGAAGTAATGGCCTGATCGCATTCAGCGCCCCACCATCATCCGGAGCGCAGCTTTTATGGTCAGGAGCAGGAGTTGGTGCGCTGACAGGAAATGCTGTATCAGCCACCTTGAGGCAGTTTGGCACTGGAGATGGATTGACAACTTCCTTCCCCATTCGCGCACTGTCGATGACCGGGCAGATTGCCTATGGCTACGCAGGCGGGTATGGATCACTCCAAATGCCATACCAAGCCTTCATTACTGCCTATCGTCCGCAAAGCCAAGGGCTACCGAATGTTGCTGGATATGGATCGCCAACCGGTGGGTACGCCCAGGGATCACAAGCTGAATATGCGTCCATATCACAGATGCAAACAGTGGCAGATGCAGACATCTATGCGGCTATTGAGGCCGTAAAGCCAATTGGCACACAAGTCTGGGCTCGCATCTCAAGCTAGATGTCCATCACACAACCAAGACCGCTTCGGCGGTCTTTTTTTTGGAGATTTTATGGATCGCCAGATTGTTTATGCAGGAGCCATCCCGCTCGAAACGGATCTGCTGAACACGAACAAGAATGTGATGATTGCACTGGCAAAGCTGTCATCTGTGGTGCTCGGCACTTCCACCGTCGTCAATGGTTTCGCGGTCACACCTACCAGCCCCGCTTCGTTGCAGGTAAATGTCGCCCCTGGTGAGATTTACTCCATGGCCAGTATTGACGCCAGCGCGTACAGCTCGCTTGCCGCCGATACCACTCACCAGATCATGAAGCAAGGCATCGTACTGGATTCCCAGGCATTGACGCTCAATGCACCATCAACCAATGGTTATTCTGTCAACTACCTGATCCAAGCAACCTATCAGGACCAGGATACAAATGCAGTGGCGCTGCCGTACTACAACAGCACCAACCCATCCATTCCATGGAGCGGCCCCGGCAATAACGGACAGGCTCAATACACCGCCCGCAAAGGCGCTGTCGTGGTGTCTGCCAAGGCCGGAGTTGCCGCAGCGACCGGCAGCCAGGCCACCCCAGCCCCTGACTCTGGCAATGTTGGCCTGTATGTGGTGACCGTTGCCTATGGCCAGACCCAGATTGTGGCCGGCAATATCAGTCAATATGCCGCAGCACCATTTATCAACATGCCGACCATGGCTCAGATCCAGTCCCAAGCTGGCACGGCCTTCGCGGCTGGGGGCACCGCCCCGACCTATACCCTGACACCATCTCCCGCCATCACGGCCTATACGGCAAACCAGCGCTTCAACGTGACTTTTGCGGCAGCCGGAACCACAGGCAGCAACACGATCAACGTGAATGGACTCGGCGCTATCCCGCTCAAGCAGTATGCCGCGGACGGATCGCTGGTTTCTGGCATCGTGACTGCTGGCATGAATAGTGATGTGCAGATTGTCGGCGCGGACAGCTATGCGCTGCTGCTGAACCCGCTGCCGGTATCGCCATTGTCTACACCTGGCATGTTCTCCATCAATGCAGGCACCGTTTCCGGCAATGCATTAACTGTTGGATATCCAGCGCAAACCATCGCATTCAGAAGCTCTACGCTGACCAGCGGAACACCTTCCGTCATTTCCGCTGCTGCTGGCAGCCTGACCATTCCCTCCGGCGCGACGCTTGGCACTGTATCCGGGCAGCAGTCCACGGTAGTGCTGCTGGCGCTGAACAATGGCGGGGCGGTTGAGCCTGCTGTAGTAAACCTATCCGGTGGTGTTGATCTTTCCGAGACTGGCCTGATCAGCACTACTGCAATCAGCTCCAGCGCGACGGCAGCGAACGTCGTCTACTCCGCGAATGCTCGCAGCAATGTGCCTTACAAGGTGATGGGCGCTTACTACATCACCGAAGCTACAGCAGGCACATGGGCAAGCGCGCCAACTCAGGCGGTTGGGGCAGGCGGCGAGGCATTTTCTCAGATGATGTCTATCGGCTATAGCCAGACTTGGCAAAACGTAACGGCCAGCCGCGCACTGGGAACAACTTACTACAACACAACAAGCCGCCCCATTTTTGTTTATGTATCAGTAAGCGGCAGCGTTACCGGCGCAACCTTTGTGGTTAATGGTGTCGCATTGCCAATTTGGATTCCAAATACATCATCGGCCAACCAGGGAAGTTTTATTGTTCCTCCCGGAGCTTCATACGTGGTTCCTGCAGCAGGATCCGTAGGCATCGGCTCATGGTTCGAATTGCGATAATCAGGATAAATCACATGACAATCTGGTTTAACAAAAAAGACGGCACGCTCCACGACGATATGGACGGTGCAGCCCTTGCCCTGCCCGGCTGGCCGCAGGGAATGGTGAAGGCAACTGCTGAGCAGATTAATCCGCCAGCAACCTTGGCTATCGTGCAATCCACCCAATCTGCCGTCATCGACCAGGCCTACTCCGCCGCCGTCACCGCCGATATCAGTTTCACTACCGCGGCGGGCGTCACGGCCACGTTCCAGGCTGACCCCGACAGCCAGCAGGTATTGTCCGTGTCGCTGCAGGGCTATGAGCGCGCAGGTGCTGTTCCTGATGGCTTCTTCTGGAAGGCTACGGACAACACGAAAGTGCCGTTCACCCTGACCGACCTAGGCGCGCTCGACAAGGCCATGCTCGACCGTGGCTGGGTAGCGTTCCAGAAAAAGACCACGCTCAAGGAAGCTATCGCCGCCGCCACGACCGTTGCCGAAGTGCAATCCATCACCTGGAGCTGACAATGCTTCCCCACAACGTACAAGAAGACCAAATCATGAGCGCAGGCATGACCGCATCTGAGGCAGTAGTGAAGGCAACCCCGGCACTTGGCCTGTCTGTTTGGGCGCACTGGGGGCCGACATTGCAAGAAGTATCCGCGCTGCTCGGCATTTGCTACTCAATTCTGATGATCAGCTTTTTGCTGATTGACCGGTTCAAGCGAAAGCGCCCGACTCGCCGCAAATAAGACCCGCACTTGGCGGGTCTTTTACTTTCTGGAGACGATATGTCTACCCCTCAAGAGCACGAGCATTTAGCCGCTGCCGTGGAGCAAGTGCAGAAAGAGCACGAAATGCGCGACACGGTAACAGATGATGTGTTTTTCCCAAATCGCTCGGCCGACGGAAGTACAAACACTGCGCGGACTGAGTCGCACTACTTCCGCGAGACAAAACGCAAAGGCCATGCAATGGGCCTCCGCTGCGCTATCAGCGGGCAGAAAGATGGCATTCAGTATCACCATTTGTTCATCGAATGGGCACTTTCTGGTGCTGTTGACTGGGTGACCGTTAAAGGCGTCGCCATCGGGAACATCAAGGAGCTGCCAGTGCTTGATCCAGACACTGGCCAGCCTACCGATGAGACCTTCCCGGCTGAGCAATCCTACCTCTGGCTGATATGCAAGATTGTGGAGCTGCGTGGATTTGATTGGCGTGCATTCGACCCTGCCGATCCGGCTCAGTTTGTTGATGATCTGGCGCAGATGCTGCCGCTTCACGCCAATTTCCATACTGCCAAGGCTCATGGTGTCCACCATCACAGCGGACCAATGTGGGGCTTTCTTGCATTCCCTCGCATTCCTGGATTTGTGTACACACCCGACGAGCTTGCGGCCATCAAATTGCATCTTGAAGGCGATCACGAGCCAGCAAAGGAAAAGCCATGACCGACACCGAAGAGAAGTTTGCCGCTGTCGCCCTGCTGATGGCCATGTGGGGCATTTTTGTATGGAAAGGGCTGGCCCCGGCCCCTGATTACATCAGCGCTATCAAAGACCTGATCACTGCCGTGATGGGCCTGCACGTCATCAAGAACTACGGGAACACCAATGGCAAGAATTAGCGCACAGGAGGCAGGCGGAAAGAACGTGCTCGCCTTCTTGGACATGATCGCCATGTCCGAACTTGGCTCCCCGCTGCTGGCAGTGACGGATGACGGTTACAACGTGATCGTGGGCAGCACCGCAAGCAAGCCAATCCTGTTTGCCAGCTATGCGACGCACCCAGCGCGACTGATCAAACCGCCGATTATCCCTGTCCCGTCTACGGCTGCCGGCCGGTATCAGCTGCTTTCCAAATACTTCGCGCCTTACCAGAAGCTGCTGGCACTTACTGACTTCGGCCCGGTTTCGCAAGACCGTATCGCCATTCAGCAGATTAGGGAGCGCAAGGCATTGCCGCTGATCGTTGCCGGGAAGTTTGCCGAGGCCGTGGCGGCTTGCTCGAACATTTGGGCCAGCCTGCCTGGCAACGGCTACGGCCAGCATCAGCATGACATTTCCTACTTACAATCCGCCTACGTGAAAGCTGGCGGCACACTCGCAGGGTGATTACATGAAATTCATCGCCGCATTTTTCACCGGCCTGTGCATCGTTGGCCTGATGGCAGGCTGCTCGACCATTCAGCCGCAGTCAGCACAGGCCCAAGTCGCACAAATCTGCGCCAATTTGTCCGCCGTGTCGGCCGCATTCGAGTCCACCCCGGGCGCACTGTCCGACGCGGACAAGGCCAAGCTGGACGAGGCAAAGCCCATCGTCGCCAAGGTATGCGCCGCTTCTGTACCGGCCAAACCTGATCTGCAATCCGTGGCCGCCGTGGCTGTGCCGGTGCTACTGGATGTTGTGCAGGCCTCGACGCTGCCGGGCCAGACCAAGCTGCAAATCTCGCTGGGCGTGAACCTCGCAAAAGCCGTGATTGCCCAGCAGCTTGCCGAGGACGCCGCGGAAGCGAGCGCGGCCAAATGAGTGCTTTTCTCTCCAAGCTGCTGCTTGAGGACGCGACAAACATTGACGATGGCCAGTGGATTGTAGCTGCGCCTTTCATCTACCAGTCGGACGTTGCCGGGCAGACATTCACTGTCCCGGTCGGCTTCCAGACTGATCTGGCCAGCGTCCCGCGCCTACCCATCGTTTTCCTGCTAACCGGCGATACCAGCCGCGAGGCTGCCGTGGTGCACGACTACCTGTACTCGACCCATATTGTTCCGCGCAACGTGGCCGACGCCGTGCTGCGTGAGGCATCTGCCGTGACTCAGGTTCCGCCCTGGCGGCGCTGGCTCATGTGGGCCGGGGTGCGCGCTTTCGGCGGCAGCCACTGGTAACAAATTCCCAATAAAACAAACCCGCTTCGGCGGGTTTTTGCATTTCTGGAGTGTTCATGGACATCCATATCCGTCAGGCCACGCTGTTCAATGGTAACGCTGCAAATGGCGTGAGCGCCGCATTTCTGCCCGTCGTTGTCGGCGCGCAAGACCCGAATTTCTCGCTGCAACTGAATACCCCGGCCGCCGCTGGCTCTGTGACCGTCACCGTCTATAAAGGGCCGACGCCGCAAGGGCCGTGGACCACAGTCGGCACTTTGTCCGCGTCTACCTCGGGCATTGGCTCGGCCTCGGATTCGTTCAGCGCTGCTTCCTGCAAGGGTACGCACTGGGTGGCCAAGCCGACAGCAGTTTCTGGCGATGTAACTGCTACCGCTGCCGTGTGGATGGAGGCGTAAATGGGTACTCCAGCACTCCAATTCATGGCCAGCAAATCTGCCGCAGTCGTTGTGACTGGCGGCGGCACTATCGGATCAACGCTGACGGCAAGCATTGCCAATCCATCCAATTACGCACTTGTTTCCTGGCAATGGTCGCGCTCTTTTGACGGCGGAAACACGTGGTCTGCAATTTCTGGAGCCACGTCCAGTACTTACACACTGACCATCAGTGATGTGGGCGCGATTGTCAGCGCATCAGCTACTGTCCAGCCCATTTCCCAATCTGGCGCAGTAACCGTCATTTCCAGCAATGTGCTTGTATCCGCGACCATGCGGGCGACTATCCCGCAGGCAACTATTTCTGCCACCTCGATGGGGACAACGTACACGACCAACAATTACGTGTACAACCGTTGGCGAGAAGCGTCAGCAAGGGCGCTTTCCGGCCTGAGATTGGTATATGCAAATTTGCTTACTTGGTGCACCATCAACAGTACGGTAAATAATGGTTGGATGGACTGCGGCACTGGCGCAAGCGTTGTTGTGCGCGGCGGCCTTGTGATTGGCCCGACCAGCACAAGCGCGAATGTCGGAGGGACACCATACGGCGCAACGTGGAATTCCGTCGCTAATCAAGCATCTCTCGGCACCCAGCAAGGGATTGACCAGTTTATCTACAAACTGGACAACACCGGGGCAAGTCCAGTTATGCGAGCGCGAACCTACGCCCAATTCGTTGCCGATGGCGGTGCTGTTGTCAGCAGCACTATGAATGGCGCAACGGTGGCAAACAGCCAGATCACCGTTCCAGATTGCTACATCGTTATTAGTGATGCCGGGCCTGCTGTCGCGGCAAATACTGCTTACTACGTGCAAAGCGAAGAGCGTGGCGCGCCGCAAGTAACCGTAACAAGCGTGACAATTTCTGCGGCAGGATCTGCTCTGTTGCAGCTGCCGTCAGCTGCCGACTCCGCTTATTACGTCGGCGGTCTTGTCAATATCAGCGGTGCGACTGGTAATACCAGCATCAACGGCGTTATGACTGTGAGCGCAATAGACCGCGTGGCCAACACCATGACGGTTACCAGCTCGGCTATTACGACCGGTGCAGTAACTGGTACCGTGCTGTTAAAACAGAACAAGGCTCAAAACACCTTCCAGATGTTGACCACCACGGCAGCGTTCGGTGATTTCAACTGCTCCAGCGCGACGCAGCTTGATTTTGCTGCCAAGTCGGACTGGTCGTCCAAGACCAATACCGGCACTGAAGGCACTGGATACGGCTCGTTCTGCGCAGTGATCGGCACTGACCCGGCCGGTGGGAAATGCGTCCTTCTGCATGGTGATTCCATCACCTTTGGCGTAGGCGACCGCAGCACGGACGGCCCGTCTGGCAACGTGCTGCTGGGTGACCAGTGGGGAGGATTGGGCTGGGGGCGTCGCGCTCTGAATGCAGCAGGGTATCCGTCCTTCAACGTAGCTGTACCGAGCATGAAGGCGCAGCCCGGCGTGCAAAACGGCGACGACCAGTTCCGTCGCTGGATTGCTGGCTGGTGCGACGGCATGATTAACGCGATGGGGCATAACGACAGCTCAAATGCTGGAACTTACTTGCCGACCATGAACGCGAACTATGCTGCTGCACTGCGCGGTGTGAAGCGCGTGGTTCAGACGACATTTCCACCGACCACAACGGTCGGCACGTCGAACAACTGGACCACGTCGCCGCGATCCCTGCAAGTTCAGGCATCGCCATGGAACTACAGTGCAGGCACGATGTATGCAACGGTAATGCCTGCCGTTCGCTCACTGTCGTACAACAATGCTGCTTACATCGATTTGAGTGCCTATTGTGGCAATTTGGACGGCACGGCAACGGTCGATGGCAACTGGCCGGTAGATGGAGCAACTGCCTACAAATACACTGTGGACGGTACGCACCCATCAAAAGACGGCCATGCTGGAATAGCATCGCAAGTCACATCTTCGGTACTGTCAACCGCGCTTGGCTTTTAAGAATACCCCGCAGTCATGGTTAACGCCGTGGCTGCGGGGCCTTTTTTTGTTTACAGCTTCCGCACCACGCCAGCGACGACGCCCCACACGAGCAATCCGTCCTCCGGCACTTCGATGGTTGGATAGCCAGGATTGTCGGCAAGCAGCAGCGTCACGCCCATACGGTTGTGCAGTCGGCGCAATACGAAACTGCCATCCCACTCGGCAACGATCAGGCTGCCATGGCTTGGCGTCCGCGCCTTGTCGATCACGATAAAGTCATCTTTCACGATGTCACGGATTGCATCATTTCCTGCGCGCATTAAGAACGTGGTGTTCGGGTCGTCAGTCAGCAGCGAGTTAAGGTCGATCTGCTCCTGCATGTAGTCGGCAGCCGGCGACGGAAATCCGGCGCGCACCGGGTCGGCGGTCAGCGGGATGCGGATCGCGGAGTTGGATGAGAGGCGAACAGGGGTCATGATCGTGCCATTCTGAATTTGTACAAAATCAAGAATAGCACGTAATGACGCTATCTAGGACAGCACGTAGCCGTGGGCTTTGCGCTCCTTGTCCAGCTCATTCAAACGATCAGGGGAATAGGGTTCTGTGATGACTTGCCCGAATCGAGAGAGGCGGCTCCCCCAGTAACGAACGATTACGGGAGAGCCGAACAAGTCGGGCTGCACCGCTATGGCGTAATAGCGGCGTTGGGTCAGATAGAGGCGCATGCTTGATCCAGTGTCAGGGCGGTGACACGGTCAGCATGGCATAGAGAAAGGGAGTTTTGAAGGAAAAATTCGTAGAATGGTGTGTAAGTAAGCGTTTTGACACAGTTTTATGCAGTTTTACTGCGCTACGCCGTAGTTTTGATGCGTAAGGTGGTAATCGCGGCAGTATGGACACTTGTAGACGAACAGCGGGCCGCTGCCTTTCTTCTGGCACTCGCTGGCCGCCTGCTTGGCGCGTTTGATGGTGGAATATGCACCTTTGCGATGGCAGGCCGGGGCGAACTGGAACCGGGCGGCTCCGGTGACGTGTGATACCTGGATCATGGCTCACCCCACTTGCACCCGGCGCAGCGCACGTCCTCGGCCATCTTGTCGAAGTGACACTCCAGCGTGTTGACGCTCGGTATGCGCCTCATCTTGCGCCGGCCGTCATCAGTCCATCCGTCCGGGACATCCAGCCCGTCACGCTGTCTGGGCTGATTGTGGCAAGAGTAGGGGCCGATGATGCCGGGCTTGCCGTTGATGATGCCGTTTACCATTGCTCTTTCCTTCTCATGACTTCTGCCAATGACCATGGGCGTGGACTCCAGTCGCCAAGAATCCCTGTGTATCGATACAGCCTTGTCGTCTCACCTTCTTTCTTGCCCATCCACGTCCCGTCCTTGATAGCCAGCTCAGTTCGGTGGGCGGCAAGGAAGCGGTCAATGTCGATGGCGGCCACGGCGCTGCTGTGGCGCTTGGCTTCGGTGGAGGCGATGACGGAGAGGACGTGCTCCTTGAAGGCTACAAGGGCGGCTTTGGTTTGGTCAGTCATGGCCATCATCCTAGGAAAACTGTCTTGCAAATTGGGCACTTCGGTAAGCAAAGCGGGCTACGATGGTTGAACGGAGTACCGCAATGCGGGCATTTAAAGGGCATCACTCCCCTCCCTTCTGCTGCGGGGCGGCGAGCCACATACTTCGCCAAACATGCTCTGCGTCGTTGCGCGCCGCCGCCACTTGCATGGCGCTCCATGAGTCTGGCCACTTGCAGTTGTCACTCCAGCTAACAAGTCGCTGCGCACCTTCTTCTATCATTTCTTTAGACGGGGCAAGGTAGGTAATTTTCCACCCATCCGGCACCTGCGCGGGCGGGGCGGTCACTGTCGGTGCTGAATCAAGCATGGCCAAGAAAACTGATTCAGCAATTCGCTGCTGTATTTCAGTTCCCTTCAAGTCTTTGTCAAAATCGATATCAATCCCCTCAGCGCGAATAGCGTCATGCAGTTCTTCTGCGCCGCGAATTACCATTTCGTCTGTGGGCAGAGACTCCAACGCCACCGCCTCACCGGCAGGCTGGGTGGCACGCGCTTGCGGCCAGTCTTCCAAATCCAGCTCGCAGCCGCAATGCGGGCAATTACCATCAGCCCCAGCACGCTGATCCAGCGTCACCGGCTTCTTGCATGACCAGCAGGGATGCGCCACCGCCTCACCGGCAGGCTGGGCGGCTTCCGGCTGTGTATGAACCCTGCCGAATGGTGAAACGGCATCCGTCGTATGCCATGGGCCATGCGGATGCATGATGCTGTTCACCTCACGCAGTGCATCAACCAGCGCCGGATACGGCACGCCGTGTTTTTCGGCAGCCTGCTTGATCACGTTGACAGGCTGCTTGACTTGGTACTTGCCGTCACTGTCCGGTGCTACGTTGCCCCATTCGCTGCGGGTTTGCCCGTCAGGCATGGTCGCAGCGATGGCGGCGGCATCGAGTGCGCAGCCGATGCTTCGTCCAAAATAATCTACTGCAGCATCAATCCCGGCCTGCACCAGCGCAATGTCACGTTCGTTACTCATCTCATCTCCTACAAAGTAAAAGAGCCGCAATCAAGCGGCTCCGGGTCAGGGTTCAGCGGCGTGCCAACCCTGGCACGCTTCCAGTCGTCGTCTGTCATATCCGCACCAGACACAGGGCGATGGTGGCGATGGATGCGCCGACGAGCGCACCGATTACGAAGGACATGAAGGTCTCCTTGCATGGTTCGTTGCGAGACTTGTACGCAGCCAGCATCTGTCGCCGGTCACGCGCCATCTGATCGTCCATCTGCTTGCGTGACGTGACCACGTACTGCTGAAAGAGCGCGACGATGGTTTGCTTGTCATACTCGATCAGCGGCTTGCCTTGGTAGTCGATCTCGCTGTACATGGTCGGCTCCATTGAAAAAGCCCTCACTTGGAGGGCTTGGGTGGGATGGGGAGTGGCATCCAGTGGCTCGGGTCTTTTATCTCATCATCCGGTCGGTCAAATGAGTACCAGCCATCTTTGAAATAGCCTGCCACCCTCGGAGGCATGCCATAAGGCATGGACAACAGCACATCCGTCCCATCCTTCGGCGCGGTGCTGATGTCCTGCCAGCCGGTCGGCGGTGATGCTGAGTCTTTCGCAGCCAAGCAGTTGGCGCACATGGCATCCTCGGTGAAGCTATCGCCACACGCGCAGCGCGGGCCAGTCAGATGTGACAAGTCAAGGGCGCGGATGGACATAGCGGCCATTGCTCCATCATCGCTCTGCATGTGATCACACACATCAGCGCACGCTTCCTGCACTTGTTTGATGATGTCGTTCATCGCCCCTTCCTTTCACGTTTCCACTGGGCCACTTTCTTGCCCTGCCGGCCAGCACTGCTGACCACGTTCAGCTTGCATCCGTTTTCTGTCAGCCATGCATCAATCTCGTCCTTGTGCTTGGAGTAGACATGCTCATGGAGGAATAGGCTGGTTGGACCAAGCCCACATTCCCGTCGCTGGCGTTCCAGCATGGCGCTCAGTTCGGTGCGGAGCATCATTCCCCCTTCGCTGCCGCAAGGGCGGCGCGACATTTCCCCCATACCGGATGGTCTGGCATGGCATATTCATCAGGTACGCTACGCAAGACTGTCAGCGCAAGGTCAAGCGCCTCTGTCAGCCGGTCGCGCTGCGCCTCCGCCTTATCCGCCCGCTCAGTCTCACCGGCCTGCATGGACTTGGCTGCTTGCAGTGCCAGGCTCTGGGCACGGTAGTCGTCGGCAAGCTTGTCGCGCTGCTTCACCAGCTCAACAAGATCAATCCCTTGCTCGATCTGCTCAGTGGTGAATGACGCAAGGGCATTCACGCAGGCCACTATGCGGCGGGCGTTGGCTTCGCTGTGTAGCTTTGTCACTGATTGATATACAACCCCATCTCCATCATGCGGGCCGACAAGGTAATAATCTGAATCTTCATCATCCCCAACAATCCACGGTGTCGGTGTGTGCTCCATGCTATCTCCAATAAAAAAGCCCGCAAGGCGCGGGCGTGGTCAACATACATCCATCAGCGTGGTCGCTCAGGGATGGGTGCTGCATATATATAAGGTGTGTGTTGCTTAGTAGTAGTGTCGCAAATTTGTCGCATAATATGCTTAAAGCCTTTATTTACGGGATT